GATAGCCGCCTTTATACATAAAAGCTTCTCGTTTATTCCAAAGTGTACCATCAGAATTGTAAACGTTAGAGTAGTGTTGTACATTTACTGGAAAAGTCGGTTGATCATAATATCCTTCTTCATCATAAAATGGTATTTTTAACTTTATTTCATGTGGATCGCCAATTAAAAACTTATATCCGTACCATCTACAATAATCAAGATTAGTATCTACATTCCATTGAGTTGTTACACTCTCCTCTGGCTGTTCTGTTATATACAACGTTATCATTGTACCAGTACCATAAGGTTCTCGCCATGCGGTCCCAGATCCAATTACATTATGATTGTATTTACTAACCATAGAATTGTACTCTGGAAAATAAGTATTGAGTGTCGACTTAGCAACCGCAGCATCTTCTGACGCGTGTGGATACCTAGTCGCCCTCAATACACCATTACAGTACAATAATTCTTTAAAACCAAATGATTCGTTTGCTCTTTCGTGTATCATATTAATACTTCTTAATACTAAACATAGCTCTACCGAAGCTTCCGAAGAACATATTGTGGTGTAATATGTAACCAGCTTCAGTTTCACCGGCCCAGAAGTTTTGATCTCCAGCGTAAAGCGGTCTAACTTCTCTTTCGCCAAGATCTTCAACACTCACTACATTGTCGAATGATGTTTCGCCATTGATCATTACTGCAACTTGCTTTCCGATTACTTCAGGCGCATTGACGTAAGTCTTCTCTCCGGTCAATATTGGTGCTGTGTGCGAACAAACAAGACTGATACCAGCTTCTGTCGTAATTCTGACACATGGTTCCGTCTGATTTCTTACACGTATTACAGTACCATTCATGACATTGAGATTTTCGTCTGCAAGCATAATCGCTGATCCTGGTAACATCTGCCAAGCTCGCGTTTGGCCTTCTGTTATCATTGGCACGAACGAATCGACTGCGACACATCCACCACCACCAAGTGGTTTCTTTGGTGGTTTTGGCGGAGGAGGCGGCGGAGGCGGCGGCGCAGGAGGAGGCGGCGGCACGATCGGCGGCTTCGGAGGCGGAATCATAAACGGCGGTATAAATGCCGGAATGGGTGGCAAAGGTGGTGGCACCGGTGGGGGCGGTGGCAACGGTGGTGTCTTTGGCGGTGCCGGCGGCTTGGGTGGTGGAGCAGGCGGCTTGGGTGGAGGCGGCTTAGGCGGTTCCACTTCGATATTACAATTCGGCCCAGTAGTTGAGGTACAACCATCATCGGGTGGTACTACAGGCGGAGGTGGAGGAGGACACTTAATAACGACGGGCGGCGGCTTTGGCCTACAACCACAAGACTTAGAACAAATTACTGTATCTGATACAGTAACTCGGCATCCACCAGGTCCAGAACCTGTTGCACCTGTATATGTGTATGTTCTCTGACTTGATCCTACACACGTAGATCTATAGAATGTGCCAGCTCTTGGACATGTCTTTATAGGAGTCGGCGGGCTTGGAGGTACAGGAATATAACACTTAGGTGAATTTCGTATAATGCGATTTACCTGTGTTCCATAGTTTCCGTCACAACCATAAACATATAAATTAGATCCAACACAACGTTGATACTTAAACTGACCTTTCGGGCAAGGTGCCGGCCGTGTATTTACATTTTGTTGACCAGCATCGTAGATAGAATCTACATCAGAGATTGCAGGATAACAAATCTCGAAGTTAAATACATTGCCGCCCGGTCCTTTATGAACTCGTACAGTAATATAGCGACCTTTTGTGTAATCGTAAGGAATACTAATTTTACCTGCACCCTGATATGACTTATAATTAACAGGCGAACCAGTTATTGTAATACTTACATTATTTGGTCCAGTGAGTGGTTCGAACCAAGGATTAGTAGCAAAAGGCAAAACTCTATTTTTTGAATTCTTTACTGGATATAGTTTTTGATACAGTGGAATTGTTTCAGCTGATGTCATTGCAGAAACACTAGTAGATGTCGGCGTGTGTACTGTCGTACCAACTTCGGTAGTATTTCTTGTAGGTGGCTTTGTGCTTTGAATAATTTCGTAAATAATACCACGATTTGGATTATAGAACTTTAGCTCAATATTTCTTTGAGTACCGTCATCTTCGTTGGCAGCAATAAATGTAAATTCTTCCCAGACTTTTTGCAGTTTGCTATATGTACCAGTACTATCACCAGCATTTTTTTGATTTCTATTTGTTTCGAAATCACAATTTTCAATAATCTGTGTTTCTGGTACTTCAACAAATGGTGCATAAGTTGCAGTTTCTTGTGACACAAGCAACTTACGAGTGTGAGGGAATGTAATTACATTGCCTTCTCTAAACTTAGATGATACTGTAGCAATTTCATAATCGATATTAAGAGATGCTCGATCTGGCTGTAGTGTATACTCATAGATAGATGCATCATAATAATCTGCACCAATATCTGAAAGAGAAGCATTCTCGAAATTATCTACAAAGAATCCAAACTTAAATCTTTCAACTGTTGAATCAGTAGAAGATGGAATAGATTTTGAAATAACTGATTGTTCGAGCTCACTAATATTTTGATTGTATTCAAGAGCCTCAATTCTTTGTTCAAGTCGACTAATCTCGTGCATTGTATAAGTTTTGACTTGTGGATCAATAGCCACAATACCAACAGTATACCTAGAAATACGTTGACCTAACGAGCCGTTATTAATAAGATTTTTCTCGTAAATATCCTTCATTTCTGAAGATGGAACTTCAGGCAAAGTTGGATAAGGTGGTACATTACACTTATACAAATTCAACTTATTAGGATTGGCATCTTGGTTTGTATCTGATGAGTCAAGAATAAATTCAAACGTGCCATCATCTTTGACAGCAATCTCATCGGTTCGACCTTTATAATAAGTTATGTCGTATTCAAAGTCACCTTCGGGTTTTGGATATTTAAATACACTATAATCTGTAAAAGTGACTGTTGATGTCGGGTCAATTGTTGCGGACCCTGGACTCGTTGCATCAGCAGCTGTTTTATCTGCAAAAGGCCTGAAGTCGGCACATTCTCTTAGATCGTAATAATTACCCTTATCAGTTATCAATTCTGGAACTTCTAAGGTGTGCATTGTTGTAGTATTTCGCAGATCTGCTAATTCAAGTGAATCGTCAATATTATATGAATCAATAGTTTTTAGACCATGATCACAGTTATCTGTAAGATAATCTACTTCAACAAGTATAGTTGCCGCTAGCGTTGCAGGATTAGTAATATTTCGTCTTATTAGATATGCAAGACCAAAATAACTGCCGTTTTGATTTGCATCGCATTCAAACTCGTTGGTAATATTAGCATCTGAAGTAGTTGTTCCATTGTATACAGCATGGAGACGATAAACACCAGATAAACCCAGACATTTACCAATTGCAGGCCAAGTACCGCTCGTCGTTAACTTAACATAACGCTTACGTCGTGATGTAAGAGCGGATTTAGTATTATTAAGTTCTTGATTAAAGAATACAGTAAACTTATTACCAGCGGCTACAGCAACACCGAGGTTAACAAACATCGTTCTTCGATCAGCTGTAACCTGAGCGTATTGATCTGTCGCTCCTACACCTGTTCTTGTACCAGTTGGCACCGGCATATCTTTCGGGAAGAATCGAGAGATGTTAGTCGTACTAGTACCGATAGGGCCAAATGCTCCTGATCGTGTACGCACTGTCATTTTATTTTGACCAGCGATAGCAGTAATTTGTGCTACACCACTATTTGCGCTTTCTGTAATCCAATCACCAACTCTAAAGTCAGTGAGTAATGCTGCAGTAGGTGTAGCACCTGATATTGTAACTGTATAATGATCATCCGCTGTAGCCGCAGCAGTCGTACAACTTGCACCTGTATATGTTGGAGATGACGCAGTTATATCTTGATTTGGTATTACGATGACTTCGTTTTCTTCGGCTGTAGTGAGTGTGCCAATGTATGGGAAAATAGTATTTGCAGTTGGACCAGAACTACCTTCAGCAGGGACAGTAATTTGACCGTTTGCTGCTACAGCAGCATTTGTAAGAGTAGTACTATATACGTACTTGTAATTACTAATTGTTTTGACTGGATAGCCAAAGTCCATGATAAGATCGGATCTTTCAGGACCAACGATGCGACCGATTTCTTCGCGCGCAACTGGATCGTATGTGCCGTCTGCACTTTGATCAGCAGTTGATACAAGACCGCGCAGAGTCTTTGCGTTATCAAGGATCAAACAGACATCTGCGATACCGTCTTCACCACCACCATTTGAAGCGTAGATAGATTTGACATCGCGGATGCTCTTGCCTTTGCTCATTCGTATATCAAAGACGTGTATCTTATATACACCGGTAGTGGTACCTTTTGTACCTACACCGAATTGAATGCCTCTAATTTTTGCAGTACCAATTTCAGTACCACCGAGTGAACTTGTTACATCTGAAGTATCATGATCGTAGTCAAGAATATAATCAGCTGCTGTATTGCGAAGACTAATTTCTTCGCCTGTACTAAAGTTAAATGGACCAGCTAAATCATGTACTTCGAAATATTGATCGAATACTAAATCTTGACCTTGGCCAGTTTCTGAAATAGTTTCAATTGCTTTTGAAACGTCTTTAACAAAGTTTGTTTCGGTTTTAACACGATAACCGTTTACATACGCATGACCTGGATCTATCACATAACTAAATGTAGTATTAGATTCGGAGAAATCAAGTGTTGATCTTGATACAGCATTAAACTCGTCGAGTACATAGTTGCCTGACTCTTCGTACGTACGCTGAGCAATCATATCACCAAGCTTATTGTACTGAGTTAGTTTATTCTGTTGATACGGTTTGCCTTCTGAGAAGCGTACAAGCGGGAAGAAGTTACCAGCTGTAGCTTCTTCAGTAGCTGTCTTAACAACAAGGGCTGGTGATACTTTCAGTCGATCAGCACCGGGAGCAGATTGGTTCAAGAAGCCTTGAGCATTATCATATAGTGATGAATCAGTAAAGACATTTACTACAGATTCTGTACTATCGAAGCCAATAGAAAGATCAGAAGGTGTGTTCGAATACTTATCAACCATGATAAACTGTTGATCTGCATTAAGGAACAATCCTTTCTGATATATCTTACCGCTTGATACTTCTACACCAAAACCAAAACCAACGGTGTCAGAAACTTGAGCTGCTTGAAGTTTGATCAACCAGTTCTCAGCATTCATAGTCAATACATTGAGCTGAGCAGATGAAGACCCCTGAGAATATAAGCTAATATGTGGTAGTACACTATAGCCTTCACCACCACGCGTGATGTTAGCGCTTAATAGCTGTCCCTGCGAAGATGTAGTAACAGAACCAGTTGCACCCTCACCAACAAATTTAAGAATTTTAAATTCTTGACCGCCTTCGGTATGTGTCAGTACATCGTCTAGACGAATGTCCCATGATTTAACATCGATACTATTGCCCGATTGCTTCGTAGTTTTTGGCTTCAATCGAAGAATAAGTGTTTCATCATCAGTAGCATCTGTTGCAGGATTAGCTGCAAACAATACTTCCATATCAATTGTTCTACCACTAAATGTGCCAGTGACCGTATCACCTTGCGCGAATGTATTGGCTAAATCTGCTGCAGTACCTGTTACAGTACCAGCAATTTCAATTGCCGCTGTAATAACAACCACATCATTGTTAGAGAATACGAGTGCACCGCTTGAGTTATTAGCAACATCAATATCATACAAGCGGTCATCGCGAGCGAAGATTCGTATTTCTTCACCAGCTTGGAATTCGTCTTTTTGTCCCGAATTATTAGTATCGTCGTCGTAATCTAAGTACAGAGTTTTTAAATTACCTGAAACATCATTTTCGAAACCATCTTCGACGTGAGTAATTCTACCAATTTTAAATGATGTTTGACCGTTTGCGCTTAGACCATTGATAGCTTCTAAATTGATCGCCTTACCGTCAATTGAGTTATCAGTAATCTTAACAAATGCCATTGAGTTCAAATAAGTGAACTGACATCCTTCTAAGATAGTACCAGCTTTTAGAATATGATCGCCAAATTGTTCGATCTGATCCTGTAACAGCGTTTGAAGCTGGTTAACTTCCCTTACCTGAACTGCAGTTGCAGGTTTGAACAGAATACGATAATAATTATCTGATCTGTCAAAATCATCAAAGTAAGGCGAAGATGATAGGTTTGTATTTAATGGCATTACTTAGAACTCCAAGATTACTCTTATTTCTTCGGTTTGATCATCGTCTCTATCGACTGGAATATCGTTTTGTAGATAGAGAATTGCACCGGTATTGGGATCTAAATCCCCGTATTGAATATCTAGAGCATTATCACCGGTTTGGTTTAATATTGCTCCGCTGACTTGACCTACTAGTTGACCTACAGTTGCAAATGCCCCTGTAATGTTAGTCATACTAATTGTGGTACCACCACCTTCAGTAGCTACTGAATGTAATTGGCCCGTTGCGTTTGTACCCTGTGTTATAGTCTCGTCTTCTACAAATGTACCTGTCAAAGATGATGCAGTGATTTTTGTCATTTGATTAAAATCTGCAAATTGAAAATCTGCTTCAACATCACCTATCCTATTATTTATATCAACTCCTTTCACCGTCGCAATATTTCTACTAGTGTTTCCGTAGATCATATGATCCTTTTTAAATTCAGGATCACATTGATTAAGAAGTATAGCTGGATTACCACCAATCGGTGCAGCGCTTTTAACTATACCTTCGGCTTCTTTATGTATATAATATACTGTTACATCTGCGGTTGATCTTGTTTCAGTGGCTGCCCATGGAGGAGCTTCTGCAAGATTAATTGTATTTCCTGTTGATCCAGTCGCAACAGTTGTTAAAAAATGTTTTTCTGCGGTGCCTGTCTTTGTCATAAAGATATAATCACCTACAGTAAAATGTTGATCATACAGCGCATCAACAGTTGTAGTTGTATCTTGTACAGAAGCACCAAGGGCAGAATTACTAGTAAATCTTGCATCTGAACCAATAATTAATTTTGTAAATTGCAATACTCTTTCATTTTCAATAAATTCGCCTGTTCTATTTTCTGTGTAGATAGCAACATTAGCAAATTTAGGATCACGAACAATACCAAATTGAGAGAATGTATTTGTTGGTTCGACAAGGTTTGATTCCCCACCATCGAACTTCATATAAAAAGATAATCTCTTAGCGCCGAATTCAATAATTGTGTTAGCACCATGGCCACCTTGTGGTGACAAAATAGGTCGTATAGTTGCTTGTTGTATATCAATAGCAGTGCCATCTACTGTGCGTGGATTACCTGCGAGAACAGATGCTGTTGCAAAAGAATAATCTGCTCCTGTATCTAACATTTCAATCTTATGTACACTATCAGAAGCGTTAGCATTAATGATTGCTCGAGCTACAGCATTAACTGTTTGGTTTCCATCGCCAATTATTTGTACAAATGGTGAGATCTCGTATGTTGTCGTTTCGTCAGGAAGAGTATTAAATTGCTCTTGTAATTGAACAACAACACCTCCAACTTCGGAAACATACGAAGACTTGTCTATTTTTTTATACTGTCCTTCACCTGTACCATTTGTAAGATAAATGATAGTATTAGCGTAAAAGTCAGTAGTCATATCTCGACTATCTACTGTAGGAGCAATACGATAACACAAAGATGCTTTAGTAGGATCAAAGTGGCTAGCACCCGTAGAATCAGCGGGATCTGCTTCGATCGCATCGCCTTCTATTAATGTACGAGTAATACGACCAATATCAGCTCTTAAAAACTGACTCTTTAAATGGTTTTCGTAATTTTTGCCTGAATCTACTACTTTAATAACGTCGATAGCACCTTCTTGAGCATTTGTTTCGACGGCAGTATTAGATACGACAGGTATATATTTTTCAGTTGCAAATTTATCAAATGTACTAGAAGTGATACTATACATGTATTTCCACTGATAGCCATCCGATGTTTCGTAGTAATCATCTCCAGATGAAAACAAATCTGCTTCATATTTGGCATTTTTAAAAAGTGGTTTGTCTGTACTTGGCGCATCGTTGTTATTATAAAGACACTTATATACGTGCTTAAATGAATTTTCATCTACCATTACATAGAAATTTGTTTCTTGAATATCGATTTTCTGATCATCGTACATTGCGTATGTTGTACCAGATATCCAGTTAGTCCTATTAATGACGAACGACATGTCTTGCGCAGTAATTCTTTTACCAAAAATCATATTACGATATACATTAGTATTCGTATTTCTAAATGTTTCTGTAGGTTGATTAATTTCTTCTTCAGATGATGCAACAGTCTCATGATCTCCAACATAAGCGTAGTAGGCAGTATTTGCCCGCTCAGTCACAGACTCGATAATCTGATTGATGAGATGTGTTTTAAAATCTGATGGTACTAATTTCTTTGCCATTTTAGTCTCTACGCTACATTAGCACTATAGAAAGTGTTTTCGTTGACAAATACACCAAAATTTCGTATATTAAATTGTGCTGATGTTTCTGTCGTCGTAATATTGAGTTTAATTTCTGATGTACCTACATATCCACCAAATGGTTTACTACCAGCAAGGTGTAATACATCAACAAGAGTATTTTTATATTTACTAAAAGGAAGTGCAGTTAAAACTTGATATGAATACTCTTGATAAAAATCATTGTCGTGTATGTATTTATCCGAACTGAGGAAAGACCTACGATTTGGATGTGTACCAGGCGCCACACCATTTGAAAGATTAAAACCCATTACTTGGGCTGTTTTATCAGGATCTTCAAACGACGCGAGAGTCATCTCTTCGCCTTTAACATAAGCATTGATCGTTGTGTCTTTTCTTTTGCCTTCATAACCAAAACCAGAATCAAGAATAGTAAGATCAGTAATAAAACCAGAACCCGATAGCGCTGTTGCTTCGACATCAGTATTTAATCCTGATCTTGGCAACCATCTTACTTCATCAATAACTTCGATAATTGCCGAATCTCCATTTGTCAAACCAGTCATCGTTTGACCTATTCGTGGATCTTCTGTTGTCCACAAATTCTCAGATAATCCAGTATTCGAAGTCTGTGTTAAATGTAATCGAGTAGCATACAATTCTCGCGTAACTAGATCAACCGCAAAGATTTTACCAAATTCATTATCACCAACTTTGAGTTTTTCACCGATTGTATAAGTCTTTTCTACTTCTTCCTCTTTATATCTAATATAAAAGTCATATCGTTCTGCGTGATACATTGTTGGTTCATATACTATGAATAAAGGATCTGTTCCATATCCTTCACCAGGAGATGTTGTAACAAACGTTGCAATTTCACCTAGCTCTATAGTTGATTCTGTGTAGTTGAGTGCATCATTAAGCGTTGTGGTACTATAATTAATTGTATTTCCACTATGAATCCATTCGAAAAGAGAACCAGTAGGATCACCAATGTCTACGTTTGCAACTTCATCAATAACAGTCGTTAAACCAATATCAGAAATTTCTTGTAAATCTCCTTCTCTGTCAGTTGTTTTAATGACAGTATGACCTTCAAGATTATCAAAAGATGATGCTCTGAATGTAGCTGTTGCAGTAGACGCACCAATAACATTATTTGCCAACCCTGGACCATAAGTTCCGAGCTCAGTATTTGATGTATACGTATTAGCGAGCTGTCTAAAGTTTAACTCTCCGCCACTATATGAAGTAAAACCAATAGTTACATTCGACATTCTAGTAATCGTGTAATCTATATCAGTTACACCATTTACATTTCTAACACGATTCATTGTAACATTAGTTCTAAAATAACCTCTGTCCATTCTTAAATCAACGTGTGTACCATCATTATTTGCTGCCGTAGCTAATACTGTTGCTTCAGCAAATCGATGACCGTAAACTGGATCATTTTGATAGAATTGTTCACCAGCTAAAATGTTTTTATCACTGTCTGAAGTTGTATATCGTATCGTACATGTATTAGACGTAGCAATTACATTCGCTTCAATAGAAACGTCAGTGCTATTTGTATTTGTTACATCTATCTCAAAAACATTGTTACTACTTACAACGTCAACAACATATCCTGACGCACCCGCCAAACTTGGATCGTCTTGTAATGGAGTATTGCCATCTTGGAATATGCTATTAATAGTAGCGAGTGATGGCTTACTAATAACAGGAGCAATGTATGTGTTGTGTAATGCGTAACCTAGCGGTAAATTTGCTTGTATACCTGCTGGAGTCTTAACAGTATCAGACCACTCAGGAGCAAGACTATCACCGTCCCACAAGTCAGAGTAGTCAAACATACAGAAGTTTAACAAATACAAATATTCTTTTGCCGCAACTTCAAATGCATCTGGATCAGTCTTAAAGTTTGCTCCACCATATCCGGATGAGTCCCAAAATCCGCCATCGTATGCTTCTACCATTGCATTATATAATGGACCTGAATTCCAGTCTGCACTTGTCTGCGGATACAACTTTAATGATACTGCATTAAGACCGTGCATGTGCAGTGTGTGGAAAACGTGTTCAATAACTTCTTGTGCATCATCTTCGCCGACTCCATACCCACTGCCCGTTGAGTTTAGATACCACACCATGTCGTTGTGTACGTGAGTATCAAATAAGTTTGTTAAATTCCAAAATATAATACCCGGGTCGGTCAAGAAGTTTGTGCTATAGTCTGCACCAGCACCTCTTGCTACTCTCTGTAGAGTTGGTAGTCCAGCATGATAAGTACCGTTATCTCCGTTTAATGTTTTAATTACAGTTCTTTGTGCAGATTCATTAATATCAGTACCGGTAGGATCTGTAAACAGTTCGAACATACGACCAACTTTTTCTAACCAAGCATCTGGTACTGCTGTTTGTCCACCAACAGTGCCAGCACCCATAATCCTTACACCATTTACGTGGAGTTCTCGTTTAAAGAAGTCGCTACCATCGCCTGTAACATTATTAATCGCACTGTTGTAGTATTCTGGATCTATACCTGAATATAAGAATGTAATCTCGTTATTGCCACTAATTGGTCTGCCATCGTCTGTCAAATTATTAGTATATGAAGATTTGGTATAGTTGATAGTAAGAGTCGAGTTAGGAATACTCTTATCAACCAAAATACCTTCCCATACAGTACGAGCGCCATTCACATCACCTATTGTAGCAAAGAGATTTGTTCCTGTATTGAGGGCGAGAGCGGCAGTTGTTGACGCTGTGTTAGTCGTTTCGAGATTAATCTGTATGAGATCTTGTTTAGCTGTCGTAAACTGCTCAAAGGGAAAATTATGATAAAAATAACCGTTGTTAGTAAATCTTACATCATCTAATGTAAGTGTCTTTTCAGATCCAATAACTTGTGCATTTGTAGAAAAACCCCAACCTCCATCTATAAAGTTAAAGCTAACAACACCAACCGCATTTTGAACAGCCGCAACAATTACTTGAGCTTTTTTGCCAGAGCCAGTTTTAACATACAATCTTTCACCAACTTTAAAATTGGCATCAGAAGATGTAATAGTAAAATGTGTGAGGGATCCAACTACCTCATTTCTAAATTCGTCTGTTAAACTTTGATCAATATCATAAGCGAATATTAATTCGTTTGTAATAAAGTTATCTGATAATCCAGACAGATATAATACTTCAACGAATTTAGTACCAGTTTTAACTCGAACAAGTTTTTCAGCAAATGCAGTTGCACCTGAAATTGAACCGAAGATTTGTTTTCCTACAAAATTTAAGTTTTTATCAGAAGGTAGAAGTTCTAAGTAACGTTCGTTTGTCCATTCATTATCCGAAAGTCTAAACAGATCTCGCGATGGCTCATATACTCTTGCTTCTAGTCCATAGATTAATTTAAAGAAAAGATCAACAGCTCGTGGTGAACCTTTCGCACGATAAAATTCTAATGCGTTCTTAACAAACAATCTTTTATTAGTAGCAACGTTGAACTGTACATCAGAAAGATATTTGTTTTTAAAGTCAATGATAAAATCATCGATTGTTTTATCGATATCTTTGTATTCGGTCAAACGCCTGCTATGGTACAAAGCTTGATTATTAGATTCTAACCACTCATAATATGCTTTTACAAAAGCAATGAACATTTCCCCTTCATCATGATAGAATGATGGGAATTGGTTCTTTACAAGCTGTGATATGTCCTTCGTGAGGTCTCTAGCCACTTAATCGTACCTGTTCGACTTGTACAACAATATCTTCGTCAAGTACTCGAAGAATGGATGTTTTGATTGATGGTATATCTCGTTCTTTTGGTACTACAGTAAACTTCAATTGAGATTGTTGATCAGATGTAGCAAAATCATCCAAAATCAAAACGCCTAAATTATAATCGATACTACCAACAGTTGCTAATACTATTGCATCACCGCCACCATCTGGTTCACAAACAACAACCAATGCTCCTTTACCGTCATCAGCAATATTTGAAGTCAATCCATTAAAACTAAACTTACCTGATTTAACAGTAGTAGATTCATTTACTTTTTGTTCTTTAATTCTATGACCGAATGTATCGTTGAGTGTCATTGCAAAATCAAGTTTGTATGATTGTCTCTCACCGATTACGAGAGGCAGATATTGAGTTGCCTTTACAATTGTGTCATTACTGATGATTGCATTTTGCGAACCATCAATCGCTGCGATCATTTTACTGTATCGCATCGTCTTATTAAAACCATTTAAATTATTTTCGTTAAATGCTTGAATAGATGATACAACAAGACTCTTAATGTCATCAACACCCAATGAAGTCTGTGAAATGTCATATTTAACTTTCGTATCAATTGACAAGTACAGATATTCGGGTTTCACAAAGACTGGATCGATTGACAAGGGGCTGCGAGGTGCAATAAATGATCTGTATTTTTCTCGATAACTATCCGGCAATAAATCTGTATTCTTTAAATCTACAGATACAATAACTTTTCCAAATTGAGGTGGATCAAATTCTTCTCCACCAAATGCAGCTACGTCATTGATTTCTGAAAAGTTTGCTTTGAGTAATGTAGCATAATCTTGTGCAGTTACAACACGCTCTTGAGTTGTAAATGCTCGCGGTGCATTAAACTTAATCGATTCAAGTGTTTCAGGAATAGAACCGCCTGATGCTTTTGACACTGTCTCAACAGAGCTTACCGTCGCAGAACCAACATCATCGTCAGCAGTAAACACTTGAAGACCATTTGGCAATTCGCCGTTGCAAGCACGATACTCAATAAGTACAATAGAGTTGTTCTTAGGTTGTCTACCTATAACACCATCACCAAATAAAATTTCATACGTATCATTTTCGGCAGCTTGTATAAAGAATACTTGATCAGTTGCGCCAATTCCAAAAAGAGAATCACGTCTTTCGTATGTCAATGTTACTGCGCCATTATCTTCGATTACAATTACCTTTAAACTATTTGTATCGACTGTTTTGTTTGTGATAAGAAAACGAGGTTGAGAACTATTATCAGTGACATACGTATCTTGTACGTAATCTCCTTCGTATATAGTTACATTATTAGCTACAAACTGATTAGCAACAGCTGTACTTCCTGCTTGAACGTTTTCAGCAGTAGTAAACGTAAAATTCTTATTATTAGATCTGCCTGTAAATGTAGTACCGCGTGGAATCAATACAGTAGAATTATCGGATGTATCACTCAACGTTATTTTAATAGTTGCTTGTGCTGATCTAAATGATCTTGGCAAATAGTTGAGTTCTTTTGCGTGTGATATAATAGAGTCTCGAAGCATAGCAGAATCGAGGAACATCTCATTTGCAATCATGTTTAAATAGAAACCGTTAAGATTCGTATTATATGCAAGAATGTCCAGCAATACACTAATATTCGATGCTTCAAAGTCATAGTCTTTAAATAAATCTTGACCTTTTAGATAAGTCTTTAAATTATCTTTGACTGTTTCGAAATCAAGTGTTGTGAGATCGTTGCTTGTAATAGCCATTTTATCTTACTCTGTATAGCGTGATATTGAGATCTTCGTCTCGTTCTGATGTTACGATACTAAACTGTATATACACATTTACCATATTTTGATCATTATCGCCCGTAGCTCTGACCTCAAGTAAACGTACTCGAGGCTCGTTATTTCTAACTATTTCTTTGATATGTCTTTCGATTTCGCGAGTAATACCTTCTAAATCAGTAGATGGTTCGAATAACCATCTGCGGACATTTCCACCAAAACTTGGATTTCTTAACCTTTCATATTTATTAGTCAACACCAGATTACGTAATGACATCTTTACAGCATCAACATTTGTTTTACGAATAATTTGGCCGGTGTTTGGGTGAGGTAAAAATGATTGATTAAAGTCGCTAAACAAATCTCGGTTCTTTGCCGAATTTTGATATTCTTCGTATCCTTTTGCTGTCTTAACGCCCATTGTTTTCTCTTTTAATTGTTATTTATTAACTTGGCTGAGATGTGTTACCACTGATGCTTACAGGTTCACCATTTGCAGTACCAGATAATGTACCAGAACTATGTGTATGAGTTTTAAGACTCTTACCACCAGCTGTTATATCACCAGTTGTAGTAATATTTAATGCTCCTAAATCCAGTGTACCTGTTGCGCCACTAATTGATAAAGCACTACCGTTCATCGTAATAGTAATCGTGCCGTTTGTTAGAGTAACTGTATCATTACCTGTCACAGTAAATGTTGAACATGTAAATTCAGCTGGAACAGGATCTTCACATGGTACAACTTCAAATTTGGATTTAACTTCAATCGTAAACGTATTTGCAGGATATTCTACATCTGTATTACAATCAGGTCCATCAGGTACAGTACTGCCTGCTCCTCCACCTGATACACCTTTAGCATTCTTTAATGCTAATAAATCTGCTGCTAATTGATTCGCGTCAGCTTGCATTTTCTCGGCAAACTTGACATAGTCTACAGCACCATTTCCAATTTCTGCGTCTGTTGCTGGTATATAAAGAGATGTATTAGATGATGTCGCAGAACCATAATCTACAGTATTTGCAACAGGTATCTCAATTTGTGGTAAAACATAACCAGAAGGTGGCTTATCTTGAAAACCAGGATATCGATCTGTGCTACCAACTAAACTAAGACGAGATTTTTGATTTGGTCTATACCCACTATCAGGACCTGTTGAGCCAATATAACCGAAACCAAAAATAGCTTTTGGTCCGCCATCAGTAAATCCGCTGCGTCGGCCGCCGACAGGTGCACCGCACTTTGTACAGTTCTGACACTCAGGACTATTTGGTTCACCACAATTTCTACAATCTGCCATATTCTAATCCTACGTTGCGGGCACTGTAATGCCTGATAACAGATCGACACTATTTTGCAAACTGTCTACAGAACCTTCTATATCATCTACTGTATTTAATAAGTTATTGACTTGTCCGTCTACGGTTGCAGACAATTCTTTTAATTCATTAAATCCAAGTTGATCAAGCGCTTGATCTTTCAAACCTTCGTAGATGCCAATTGCTTGATCATATAATTCAATTGCGCCAGCCATCAACTCATCCATCACATTCTGAAGAGTATTACGTACAAGATTAGTAATACAATTAGCTAATCGAGAAGCAGCAGTGGCAACAGCTCCGACTAAACCCGCAAGGGCCCCGGCGAGTTGAGCAATATCAATCGCTAGCTCGATGGCCGCTGAAATAGCTGGTTCTGCCATACCTAATACTACTTTCTTCGCCCACTTTAAAATCTTCAATGGATCAGATGGTAGAGATAAGATAGGAGCGTAGTTAGACATTAACGAAGAAATCTCTGATGTTTTACTTTTAATAATATCAGTAACTACCTTCATATGTTCTTCAACTAATAGTTCTAATCGCTCACAACTAAATTCACCAGGAATAGCAACCATCACACCATCAGGTGGTCCCGGTTGTTCTACCATTGTAACACCGGTTGCAGCTTCAAGTTCTGCCTGCATTTCCTTTAGTCGTGCTACTGTATTTGATACTGACATAATCTTACCTTAATTATTTGTGATATCTGTTACAATACCATTTGTTACTGTTACTGTAGTACCATTCAAACACGTAAACGATCCGGATACGGCTTTTTCTGTACCTAAACCGTCTGATGTATAGAGCGGACCTAAAACAGTTGTACTTGGTGCATTTAATGTAATACCCATTTTTGAGTTAATTACTAATTCATTCTCTGCATCAAGTACAGCAAGACGATTGAAGTGCATTAATGTATTACCAACAACATCCATTGTATAATTACCTTGAGTCTTTAGACCGTAATCATTACCAACAAATGTTGCCATCTTCTTATTTACATCAATGAAGTAACTTCCTTGGTCTTCTTTTGTTCTTTTTCTCTCATCTTTTGGTTTCTTACCGACTGCCAAATATAGGCAATCGCCTGTAGTTTGTCTCGTTGTGCCTTTGACATCGAGATTATAAGTCCAATTATCTTCAGAATTAATCAGACGAGCATCATCACCTTTCGGTTTGTAACCAACATTAAACCATGCAGACATTTTTACATCTGTATAAAAGTTGGTTGTATCGAGGTCTGTGTATTGTCTTGCCTCGTCGAATGGTTTCCAACCGACAGTATTAAAATAAGACGATTTAATATCTAGATAATAATTGTATTGATCTTTCGTTTCTTGTACAACTCGACCTTCTTTATCACCGTCTTCATTGTCAAGTGGAATCCAGCCTAGAGATGTTAATTGATTATTAGCTATCTCAACAAAGTGGTTTTTCTCAGAGTGTACAGCCATTTCTCTGGCTTTCTTCCAAGTCCAACCAACAGACAGCTGCACGTTATTAGCAACGTCTGTAATAAAGTCGTATTTTCTTGTTTCAGGTAAACGCTTGACTTTCTTATCTGCGTTTTCTCTGAATTTTGTTTCTTTGTCCCATGAATCTTCTAATTGATAACGAGCTGACTCACCCTTTAATTCATTATTTGCTGTTCGTGGATAAAAACCTACTGCTATATAAACAGTATTAGCAACTGTCTCTATATGATTGTTACCGATACCACGAGTAGTATTATTTACAATCTCAGTCTTTTCTGATGCTCCTACATAATGCTCTCTATTTTCTAGAATAATATTGTATTCGTTAGCATATGTTTTACGGACTCGTCTGCCTTCATACGGAGGATGTATACCAACCGTATGATTTTTCATTGGCTCTTGCCAACCTAACATTGTTTCGGGATACTCACCAGGCAGTCCATCTCTCCACGGTGTAGTACCTTGTAAGTTGTTAGATACTTCTTCGTACGAACCTGATCGATGCCACCACTGTATCCTCTCGTGTCCCTGTGTATCATCTAATTCAATAGCATGACCTGATTTTGTTGTATGTACAGTATTAAAAGGATATTTTGTATTGTAGTCTGATGCAGGTTCCCATACGAGATTCATCATTCCTTTTTTGTAACCATCCGGATTTGCCGTTGATTTATGCTTAGGCAACATTTGACCGCCTTGTTCAGGCTCGGTCGCAAGCGGATATTCTTGTCCTTTCGGATGATTTAAATCTCGCTCTTTATCTTCGTGCCATCCTTTCGCAAGTGCTGATACGTCCATGTAATCAAACATTGGACCCTCAGGCGGTTTAACCTGTAACATCTCACCAGTAGCGTCATCAGTAGGTGGCTCAGGATATAAAGAATCTTTATGATAGGTTGAAAAGATAACAGGTATGTTCCCTTCCTGTCCATCTAAGTAAAAACCAAATACGTAAGTACCAACAGCAATACCTGTAGGAGATGTACCGACAGCATCAATCCAAAAAGGAGTAGGATATTCTTCTAACTCGACAATCTTACGATAACTAAGAGAAGCAGATTGAATAGAAGATAATGGCCACGCCCATAACAAATCATCATCTGTTATACCGTATGATTTTTTAACTTTGCCTAGATCACCAGTTTGATCGTGCAAGACACGAATCTTAACACGGCCAAGATAACGCTTATACTTCTCTTCTTCTGTAGGATCAAGTTCAACAACTCGACCCATAAACCAATTGAAGTTATCACCTAAACTATAATAAGCCATATATTATCCTAGTGGTCTGCCATATTGATTCGGCTTAGACACATCCATAATTAAATAGTGTTCGAAACTACCTTGTTGTGTTTTCTGACATACGTGTTTGAGATTAGTAACAATATAATTCTGCGAGAATATTTTGTTTTGTGGTCTCTCGCCTGTTGTACCTGATATTATAGGTAACTTCAGTTTTATCACATCGCCTACTCTCATATCAGTATCGCCATACGTTCTAAATCTGACACCATATTGAAACATTCTTGGTGTAAATCCTCTGCCCCAATGAATATTCTTATTGTGTTCCATTTCAGGTCGAGTACCATCTTTGATTGCCATTCGAGTTACACCTGGCATTTCAGTAGTAAAACTATTATAATCACCACTGTTAAAATCATTTGACGCATCTGTTTTTTTAAATGAACCATGATGCGCAGGATTAATATATTCCTCCATATCATAATATGTACCACGATGCAAATCAAGTTCTCTTATCTGAGTGTACATTGCGCCTTTCATTACCTTATCAATAGAACTACCCTGTGTCGTCGTTTCATACGCTAGTATGTTTCTAGCGTTAATCACTTCCTCATAGTTTGATATTCTATTCGATGTATCAGCAACAAACGTTTTGCCTTCTGCGCCACCTTTTCTGTCTTCGATTAACTTTTCAACGGTCGTAAAATGGTATCCTTTATGGTCTTGATAAAAGACGAACACAGACGAGATATTACCTTCAGCTGAAACAGCTCTTTCTCTAATCAGATCGACAACTTGAAACGGTCTTTTATTGTTGACTACATAATCAAATTTGCCTTTTGTAGACTCAACTGTTTGTAATGATTCTTCAGCACCGAGATCAGTTTGTATAACTTCAGCAAGTGCCTCGTGATATTTTTTATCTTTATATCTTTTAGTGTATACTTTAAATGTATTTTTGAGAAAGTCTTTCGTCGTACAACGCAGTATATAAGAACGCAGATTAGATTCATCATTAGTTCTCATAGCTTTAACACCTTCAATAAAGAACTTATATTTACATACACCTTTTCCTGGTGTCTGTATGCTTACTTCAATGAGTTCTTCTCCGCCTAACGGATATTCATTTGGTAGATCGATACCTTCTGCAAGATAAAAGTCAGCTGTGACAGTATGATTATCGAGTGACTCGGTTATCTCCATCCGTTTGACTTGATTGTGTATATTGAGATTGCCGCTACCATTGAATTTTTTTAAAGAGATTTTCTCTCCAACAATGATAACCTCACCAGCGTCTTTTGCCTGCATTACTTCATCAACTCATCTAATTGTTGGTTAATAGTTTCGGTATATGAATCTTCAATTAAGAATATATTGCGGCGCGCTTCGTTTGCATCATCTTCAAGATCATAGAAAGAATACTTCGAAAAATATACTTGCTCATCAATTGGTATCACATCTTGTAAAACTTTACGGGTTGTATAATTAAATTCGATAGTAACTTTTGACTCATCACCAGTTACACTAAAATTAGAACCTGCATCCCAACCGCCTTCAATATGTTGGAATGTTACATAGCTTGTATTTGCAGAAGCAACAGTTGCTGAATATCTATCAGCTGTGTCTTTAATGATTTCGCCTTTAGTAAACGTTTTACTTACTGTGCTCGTAAAAGAGAATGACATAATTCTATTAGTTGAAGCATACATCTCATCGGTATTTCTTGTATAACCAATCAAACCTGTAGGACCAAATTGGGGTGACCAATATTTTTTGCGATCACCATCGAGAGCAGCATATCCATCAGTACTGAGTATAGATTCGTCTCCTCTATAATTATTACGATAAACGGCCGTTTTTAATTTAGCTAAGCGTATAGATCCATATTTCTTTTTAATTGTATTCTCAAAGTCATCGTAATCGAGACCAACGTCGTGATAAGGATCGACAATATCATTAGTATGATAGATTAACCAATCTAAATCAACATCGCGATAATAATCATGTGCGATTGTTTCTATTTTTTCGCCAGTTTGTGTGTTAAAAGAATAGAATGCTGTAAAAAAATCTTTTACTTTATTGTTAAAGTCTACTCGACGACAGATATTCAAAGCAGGCACATCATTATAAATTGTGATAGGAAACTTTCGAAAATATTGTGTTCTATCTGACATCTGATTAGCCTTCTGACTGATTAATAAATGCTTCTACTTCTTGAAATGACATTTGACAACGAACAGAAACAGGTTTACCATTAACAAAGAAAGCTGAAGTGCCTTCGCCTGTGAAGTTAATGCTAAAGTTTTTGACAGCACATCGTCTGAATTTACCCCATCCTTCATCATTTGGTGCTACTCTTGGCTGTAACAGATCAGGATAATCCATAAATGTACCGCCATTCTTAGGCAGTATATGTTTCTTTAGCTGTTTTAATACTACACCAAGTGTTGCGGCTTCTATCTCTGAACGAGGTACGAAATGCCAAGTCCATTCAAATTGCCTTAGATCCACACCTTTAAAGAATACAGTAGGATGCGGATTAGGAATAGTACCAGCAATTGAGCCTGCTAAACCACCTAACACTGGATCACTTTCTACTAATGTAGTAAACGCAGCATGCTTTGCAACTTTCGCAGCATCTTCAGCTAAACCATCAGATGTGATTCCACTGACAAGGTTACTAATTTCCATATCACCAATTTTCTTGTTTAACTCATTTTGTGCATTACTGATTGCAGCGGCTGCAGATCCTGTTTGTGCCAATTCACCCAACATACCCGTATCTCTTTCTTCGAATCGAACAGAATGATATACACTTAAGTTGTCTGGCAATGGAAGTTTAAAGATAGAAGTCGATGAGATAGTACCTTTACCAAATGGTGCACCTCGCTCATAAGTTAAAAATTCTAATTCAACCCATGCAGCTGCTTGCGCTATCAAATCAGGAGGATAAACAATTCCATTATATTGATAATCTTCTTCACCTAACAGTACATCTTTACGCTCTTGTATTTTTTCTTGTATACTTTTTGGATAAGGATTTGGTACACGATTTTTAGCTTCATTTAAATCAGGAATTTGTTTACGTGCTCTTTGTGCGAGTGGTATTTTATCGTATACAGTTGAATTGATTGCACTTGTCAATGATTTCTCGGCTGTTCTGATGACTGCACCAGATCTTTCTAGCTTTGCAGCAATATTAGCGCCAATCTCCATTGCAGATTTCTGTGTAGGATTAATTCGTGTGACAGTTTGACTTACATCTCCACCGCCGGCACCTGGCCGCTGTGTGACTGCACCACCAAGATTTTTGATAGCACTTAATTGTATACGCTCAAGGGAGCTGTATTTTTCTTTCAGCTGCGATGCAACTGGTCCAACTCCGTCGACTGTTGTTTTTTCTGCCATGAGAATTCCTATAAATAGATAAATGGCTAAGACTTATAAAGGTGTCTTTAAACCTAAAAATCCGAAAAAGTATCGAGGTGATTCCGCCAACATTATTTATAGAAGTCGGTGGGAACTATTCTTCATGCGCTATCTAGATAATGAAAAAGGTGTGTTAGAATGGGCAAGTGAAGAGCTTATCATTCCGTACAGATCACCGATAGATGGCAGAGTACATCGTTATTTCCCAGATTTTTGGGTCAAAAAGATCAATCGCGAAGGTAGAACTGATACGGTGGTAATTGAGATAAAACCTCATAAAGAAACCGTAGAGCCAACCGCGCAAAAGAAACTTACTAAAAGGTATTTATACGAAGTGAAGACATGGGGTGTAAATTCTTCCAAATGGAAAGCAGCAAATAAATACTGTGAAGAGAGAGGATGGGATTTTGTGATTCTCACTGAAAACGAACTAGGATTAAAATTCTAATGGCAACATATATCTTTCAGAAGATAGCAGATGAAGGCAAAGCAGAAGGTATAGAATTTGGATCGGAAGATGCACGCGATTGGTATCGTGATAAAGCTACCTCAATTAAAAGCGTTAATACAAGACGCGAATTAAAAAATAGAGCGCGCACTTATAATAAGCTTGTCGATTTAGATGTAGGTCGTATGTATATGTTTATGTACGATCCAAAACATAAAGAAAAACTACCGTATTATGATATGTTCCCTCTTATCTTTGTTCTCGAAAGATATTCAGATGGTTTTCTTGGTATGAATCTCCACTATCTACCTCCTATTTTCAGAGCAAGATTAATGGATAGGTTATATAATATCGAGAGACAAGATAATCTTCGCGAGTCAAAAAAACTACGATTGAGTTATAGTTTTCTTAATTCAGCCGCGAAGTATAAATACTTTAGGCCTACGGTCAAAAGATATTTGACCAATCAAGTTCGATCGCGATACTTGTGGATACCATACGAAGAATGGGATATCGCATTAATGCTTCCGACACAGAGATTTAGAAAGAAACAACAGAGTGTCGTGTGGCGAGACTCAAAACAATTTATTCAGAGAAATTAAAATGGGCTTTAATGTCGACTCATGGAAATCACAGATTAAGGATAGTCTACCAGCTAGTCAATACGAGCTGATAGTAAATCCTCCTGGAGGTGATGGCACAGAAATATATCTTAGAACAGAAACAGCATCGATGCCTGGTGTTGGATTTCTATCTGTCGATAACTTCTCTCCATATGGAAATGGTCTGATTTATAATGTACCTTATAGATATAACCCGCAAGAAGTCACGATGATGCATACTGTCGATGAGAAAGCAAACATATATGCTACGTATCGAGAATGGGCAAATCAGATCGTTGACTTAGATGGTTCACAAAAATATGGCGCCAAGTTTTTACAAGATTATGCAGTTGATATGACATTGATTGTTTACAATAGAACTGGTGCCATGGCAAAAAAAATTACATTTATTGAAGCGTTCCCGATGGTAGTTGAACCTATTCAATTAGGTTGGGGTCAACACGATGAAATAGCAAAAATATCTGCAAATTACAGATTTACACGATTCGAAGTTAGTTAATGGAGTTACATCATGGCTTTACCAAAGATTAGTAGTCCCACATTTGAGGCTACTTTACCATCAACAGGTGATAAGATTTTTTATCGGCCGTTTTTGGTACGAGAAGAAAAAATACTTCTCTTAGCGAAAGAAACAGGAGAAATAAACGAAGTATACAATGCAATTAAACAGGTTATTAATAACTGTATTATGCATGATTCATTTAATATCGATAAGTGTGCTACGTTTGATTTAGAATATTTGTTTATTAAGATCAGAGCCGTATCGGTTGGAAACATCGTTAAGTTTAAAGTAACAGATAGCGATGACGGCATTGAATACGACTTACAGTTGGATTTAAATGAAGTTGAGGTTCAGAAAAAAGAAGACTATTCAAATAAGCTCGAGCTCGACGGAAACATTGGTTTGATTATGAAATATCCTTCTCCTTCTGTTTCAGAAAAAATTAAAGGTATGACTGATGTCACAGAGATTACATATGAATTAATTAAGTCTTGCATCGATGCTGTATGGGACGAGAATGATGTATATCCTTGGGATCAAGAAACGAAAGAAGAACAAGATATGTTTTTAGAAATGTTGCCAGTAGAACATTACAAAAAAGTCAGCTCGTTCTTCCAAAATATGCCAAAAATTGAGCACGTTGTTGAATACGAAAATAGTAACGGTAAAAAGAAGAAAGCAGTATTTAGGAATCTAAACGATTTTTTTATGTTGGGCTGAGTTATCTCGACCTTTATTCTCATTATAAACTTACGTTTAATTTGACTCAGTATCACCCAATTACGATTCCTGAAATAGAGAATATGATACCTTTCGAAAGAGAGGTATGGATCGATCTGATCAAAGAGAAGATCGAAAAGAAAAAGAATAAAGATAAAGTAGAAATAGGCGAACAATTTTAATGGCACTCTTTAGCGCAGCAAAAAAACTTCTCAAGAAGGCAGCTGAAAAATCTGCTAAGAAGGCAGAAGAAGCGCGTAAAATAGCAAAAGCAAAGAAGCAAACTGCTGTCAAAAAGAAACAAGACGCAAATGTAAAATCTTCTCGCACTAAAAAACCAGCTGAAAGAAGTAAGGCTGAAGTCAAAGCGAGGAACGCAAGAGCAAAAGCACTACGACAAAAACGTGAAGCAAAACGTATAGCAAAGAATCAAAAGGTCGCAGCTGGTACAAAGGGATTTAAAGGTAAACTTGCTGGAGCTTTAGGAGCTGGTGGTATCGGTGGACTTATCGGTTCGATGTTTGGTGGAGGAAGTGATGAGCCAGATGCTCTTGCTCCAGGAGGTGCTGAATATTTAGCTGATGATGGAGCGCGCGCATCGCCTGCACAAATGCTAGAAGATAAACCAATCGATTTGTCATGGATGCCGATGGCCATGGCAGTATCGATACCTCAACTCGATACAGATGAACAAATACGTGGAGCTACTGAAGCAAGTATTGTCGTAACAGAAGACATTATGCTTGATGAAGAAGGTGGTTATCCATTCATCGAATCTGGTACTATGCTACCTACTCGTATTGCTCAAATAGGTAAACTCTTTCAAATTGTTGATGGCTTACGTAATCAAGTCGGTGATCTGAACAAACAGTTGGTAGTCACTAATAGCTCTTTGGGTGTTATTAAAGGTGCATTGAAGGATGCTATTGATCAAAATGCTGCGACTAATAGGGCTAACGAGAGACGTCGTGATGAAGCAGATATCGAAGGCGGCAAAATAAAAGGTGCTGCGCTTGCGGTAGGTGGCTTAGCAGCTGGTTATGTTACTGCAAAAGCAATGGGATTCTTTGCACGTGCAATGAATATCGCGACAATGGGTGCCATTGCAATGTTTGCAGATGATGTTGCTGCGATGGTGACTGATGATGAACCCGAACCAGAGATTGAAGAAGACACAGGAGCACTCGATCCTGATAAAGATTATGCCGACTCATTAGAGACTGCACAAGAAGGTGAGTATCTCACTCCTGATCAAATGAGAGAGCTCGGTCTTGATGCACCTGAAAATGATGGTGTTACTGAAGATGAAGCAGTAGAAGAAACAGACATCGATATTGAAGAAGAAGCCAGCTTAATCGAACAAACTATAGCTGCGATGGAAGAAGGACCGACTGGAACTCTTGTAACAGCGGCCGAAGTTGCAAGTCTTGGAGCGATGACAGCAACTGGTGTGAGTATGGCGGCTGGAGCATTGGGTGCTACAGGAGTTGCGGCAGCGAGTGCTGCGACGGCAGCAGCATTGGCTCCAGTTGCATTAGTAGGAGGTGCCTTGGCTGGTGGTATGATCGTTGGTACATTAATAGCTGATAATACAGAGATAGACGAAGCTCTCGGTGAAGCTGTCTTTGGTGGTGGTGATGTGAACCTTGAAGATGTCGAAGCCACTTCTGAAGAGGAAATGGCAGAAAAATACAATGGCATGAACGATGTAGAAATGATAGGTGATCTTCTTGGTGAAGGTTTATTCGATGTTGCTGAATCAGAATCAGATATTAAAGCTGCTTTTAAAGATATGCGTCAAAGTGAATACAATGATCTCGATAATAGATATGAAGAAGAATATGATACACCATTATCATCAGCTATCTTCTCTGCCGTAGGTACGGAAGGTCTGCAAGATATTTTGGATATGATTTATGCGAATGAAGTTGCTGATAGGAAGCAAAAAGAAAAAGATCATGCTCCGAAGGAAGAACCTGTCAAGTCTCTTAACGAACATATCGATGAAGCTGTACTCGAAGATATTTTCGAAGACGAAGAACAGATCAAACACTATACTCAAGAAGCAGCAAACATTCGGGCAGATCTGCAAGCTGGGGTAATCAGCGCAGCCGAAGCATTAAATAAATTGCAAGCCCTTGATATGGCTGATCCAACAGATATCGTAAAAGACGGTGTTGCCTCTATCGAATTACCTCAAGTAGGAGAAGTAATACCAATCAGTGATCTACTCGAAAAAGTTCCAGTTGAGGTGAGAGGCGATGTTGAAGATGTGATCGCTGAGAAGATAGAAACACCAATCAATAATACGATTGATGGTATCAATGATAAAGTAGATACAGTCGTTGATGAGACTATTGATGAGATAATGAAAACAACTATATTACCTATTATCAAGAATGTTGGCCAAACAAAAGTAAGAGATATACCGGGTGGTACTCAGATGAAATCACGTCTAGAATCTGCTGGTCCTACATACATGTCTACAGATCCATTCCTTTCTAACAAAAATCAGACATAAAAAAGGGTCGTAGACCCGCGCGCTTTTGAAGACCTACGTTTAAAGGCCCGCGCGCTTTTGAAGATCTACGACCCTAAGCTTCCCAAGCTATTAATCGTTAGCTAACTTCCTAAAGAAATCTAGCGACTCGTCATCATCATCAAATGACGTAGTTGTTTCTGCTGCAGGTTCTGCTGTAGCTGCTGGAGGTGTCCATGCTGGTTCAACAGGAGCTGCCGCAGGTGATGCATTAGGTACATCTTCTGCTACACTATCAGGTTGCAATCCACCAAGTACACGCATCAACTTTTGTTGAAGCTCTTCGTACGACTTAAAGTTCTTCTGATCGAGGAACTCGGCAAGTCCATGTTCCTGTTTCCAAATGGTTTCAAGTTCGCTGTCATCGTTAGATAGAGCAGACGGAGAGTCGAATGCTGACTTGTCGTAGTTACGATAACCTTCTACCTTACGAATGCGCAGGCGGAAGTTGGCACCTTCCCACATATCAAATGGGTTGACTGCATCCTCGTCTTCAAAAGCGGGGTGCATTACATCATTGATCTTATCAAAGATTTTCTTACCATACTCATAGAGGAAGACTTTGCCTTCGTTCTGAGGATTGGCAGGATCAGAGACGACCAAGATATTAGACACATAGTGAAGACGTCGCTTCTGCTTACGTGCAATCTCTTTGTCTGATTCAAGACCAGAGTTCCACAACTTAGAGTTATATTCACCGACAGGATCGTCGAGACCAATAGAAGTCAATGACTTCTCGATATACCAACCACCAGGGCCTTGGAAGCCATGGTCCCAATATCGAACGAAAGGCACATCTTCACCTGAGGGTGCAGGCAAGAATCGAATAATGGCAGAACCATTACCTGCTGTATCGACTGTGGGTTTCCAAAAGCGTTCGTCTGGACCGTTGCTTTGTGATTGATTGCCCGCTACTTTTTCTGCGGCTGCTGTAAGTTTGTCGAATGACGACTTACGGTTTGATTTTAGACTTGCAAAATCCATATGTATTTCCTTGTATGCAATGTATTAACAGTTTATTCACAATATTCATAATATAACAAGTATATTCTACTATAAAAGAGAGGAGTTGTAAACCCCCCTCCCCCTTATTTATATCACTTTTCAGTGACGAACTCATAAAGCTCACTTGCTTTCGACTTAATGTCGCTGGGTTGTGGTATCTTTGGTAAGAAAGACTTCACATTATCTAGTTGTTCTTCAAGCTTTCTCATTGCTGAGATATCACCAGTATCTCGAATCTTAGCAATCGTATTTTCGAGTTCTATATGTAAATGCCAAAAAGCACCATTCATTTGATCGTAGCGATTCATTTCGAGGTCACGTGCCATTTCTAGCACTTTAAAACGTAGTTCATAAGGATTGGACATAATATGTCTCCTGTGTTGTGTGTGTTAGATGATGTTTTTAATCACATCGTTGTATTTCTCTTTATCGTAAGAGATAAACGAGCCGTATTTAATCAGCTTATCACGTATCTTCGGCCACAAGATAGTGTCTGATATGTTACCATCCCAATAATGGAACATATTACATGTACCGTCGAGAATAATCATAGTTTCAGCCATGATTTCCTTACGGTTAAACATATTCAGTATCTTGGGATAGTCGCCAGATCTCACAGTGAAAGCCTCATCGAGACTATCAAACAGTGATAGATCCTTCTTAAACAGATATTCTAACGACTGATGGCGTTTCAGTGTCTCTTTATATCTGTCTATGCATTCTTGTTCTAAGAGTTGTCCTGCCCACAAGTCTGGATTTTCCAAAAAATTGGAGGCGAGGTACAACTCGAGATTCTCTTTCTTAGAGAGCTTGTGAAAAAAGAAACGGTCTTGCCTGAGGTCAAACTTATCCTTGCGTGCATTCGTCTTGCCATGATATTTAAAATAATCATATGATGGCTGAGAGAAATGCAATTTAATCGCAAGGTACTTCTGATATGCATCAAAAGGTTCAATCATATAGGTAAACGTGCAGTCTTCTGTAAAAAGTTCAGTTCTTCGGCTTCTTCTTGGATCTTGGCTTTGAGCACTAGATTCTTTCGAATATACTGCGCCACAGCCTCAATCTCAATTTCGTTTCTTTCGCAATAATGTAAAATGGCATCCATATAATCGATCGAATCTTTCTCACGTAGCTTCTCTATTTCGAATAGAAAAGACTGAGCACCGAATTCCTTCGGCGCGTCGTCGATTACTTTTGCCATATTACTGTTTCGCTTTTTTAGCTTGCTTCTGAAGTTCAGCAACCATCTTCTCTTTTGTTTGACGGCGATCAAGTGTGATACCAACTTCTTGAGCCAGTTCATCGATCTTTGCCTTTGTGAGCTTCATGAGTTGCGCTTTAGTGGGAAGATTATTCAATGCTTCTTTCACTGCATCTTCAACATCTTCAATGACTTCTTCAAACTTTTCTTCGACAGCTTCGCGAGCTTCGGTGATGTCTTCTTGCACATCATCGATCTTCACACTTACTTTCGGCCAAAAGAAAAAAGCCACCAATCCTGCAACTACTACTAAACCAACAATCAATTCCATAACAAATCCTCCTCCGTATGGAATAATATTTATATGTGTAAAAAAGGCGGCCTTTCGGCCGCCAAACCCTTACGCTGCTTGAGCGTATTCAATTGCCATACCTAAAGCGTTGATGTTCGTGTTCTTGTTATGACCAAACCAAGCTGACTGTAGTCGAGTATCTTGACTGTTGCCGAGAGTGTGATTAGTCATGTAAGTCACTGCGTTGTAAGCATTCCACCAAGTACCTTCGGCAAGTGATGCACCAGGCTGAGTGTTAATGATGTCCATTGCAGTGCGAGCGTTTCGCGAACCAGCTTTCTTACCTTCTTGGAATGACTTCATTAGCTCGTCAAAGTCCATTGTACCAGCACGATTGGTGGTAACAGGGAAGACTTGGTTAAAGTATTCAAACAGTTCAGCTTGCTTGTAGTACTTCTTCGAGAGGAAATCTGCCATTTCGTGGTAAGTTTCCATCTTCTTAGATGCCTCATCAAGGGCAAGGCGGACACGCTCTGCATCAAACTCTGATTTGTGATTCAGAGAAATACCGAGCGATGCTTTGCCTTCGAGAGACATTGACAGGGTGTTATTGCAAACGACCCGAATGGGTGTGAATCGAACATCGACACCGCGACCATAATTATGTGGATTTGACAGCAAGAGGTAGGAGTCTACCTGATCCTTACCACCAAAGAGAGAAAAAGATTCGTTAATCTTAGCGAGTCCCCAAACAATCTGGCCATCTTTCAACGATCCAGCAGTGTGCATCGTCATGCCGCCAGCCTTAACATACTCGTCAAAGAACTCGAATGCATCAGCATTTTGGACTGGGATCCACTGATCTCCTACAACATCGAGTACTTTGTTATCAGATGAACGAACCAAAGCTTTTTTGCCTGTGATAGTGATCTCTTCACCATCTACCAGCGTAGTAATCGGATGACGATCTACTGACCAATCAAGACCAGCAACCTTCATCATTTCTTGAGGCGACAGATCATCGTTTACCTTGATACCTAAACCGTGCCAAGGAACTTCACCAGCATACGCCATTGTTTCAACCATATGTGCCATTATTAATCCTCCTCACCAAAAATTAGGTTAGCGATGGCAGCAGTTTGTTCCGCAATCTCGTCAGCTTGACATTCGATTTTGTCACGTTGATCATCATTGTTTTGGCTTGGAAATTCAACCACGTTATTTTCTTTTTTCATATTGCCCTCCTACAGGCTAATTAAGGTGAATGAGAGGCTGTCATATATCTGCTATTTGGGCCGTATCGGGTTGCAACCCCACCTCTACATTCTCGGCCAATTCAATTTACAAGTACCATTCTACCAAAAAAAACTAGTATTGTACATAGTTTTCGTGAAATAAATTAAAAATATTTCCTGACTTAAGCTGTATAAACTTACGACGAGCTCTGTCAAAAAACTTAGGCTTTTTGAAGAAGATCCACTCAGTGGTACCTGTCTTGCAATAGCCAACACACTTACCTGCATCATTCACAGCATAAGAATGGTTCTTGACATCGTACTCGACCTCAGGCCAATCAGTGATTTCTTTAAATATTCTCATGCACGTAGTCCTTCGATAATAGATTGAAGACCAACAGTAGTTTGCAAACGCTGCATAAACTCTCGCTTGAGGCGAGTACGACGAGCATTAATAGCAGGATCTTGTCGATTTTGCACCACGCTCGACGTAGCTTCTTTGCTAGTCAATTGATCGTAGATGTTGACAATAGTCTTAGCATGCTTGTGAGCAACCCAGACATTACGACCATTATCAGTACGAACCCAATGAAGTGGCTTCGGATTGCCGATAGAGTCGACGACCTTACGAAGCTGAATGATCATTTGTGGTTGCTTGAAGTCAGGATCAAGTATCTCGACTTCTTCGACTGCAAACGGATCGTTCTTTCTTTTTCTACCCATTATATTGAAACTCCTAACATAATTCCTCACCTACACTGATGCAATCAGTTCCCAGTTGCCTGTTTCTTTCCAGATAGTTTCTTTATCGCCTTCCAATCTATTGTGATACTCGTCAAAGTAGACTGGATATACCTTCCTCGGGGTTCCACTTCCTCGACGATACGCTGCAATCTGCACATCTTTTAGTTGAAACAACCTTGTCCATATTGAACGACCACCTAATGATTGGCAGCTATACGTTGATATCGAGATGCCTAACTTCTTCATTGCCATGCGATACAACTTCGGTGCAATGTTGAATCCTTGATACTCTTTTGCAATTCGAACCATCATAACGCTGTATATGCCTCTACGATCTTTTGCAAGGTCGAGTATTCCGACGCATGTCATCGACCTGCCTCCAGTGTCGAGGCACAGTTTGATCAGATACTCTTCATCATCGGTCGAATAAGAATAGATAACAATGTCTCCGATCTTTCCAATATAGGTGTAGTCTTCATTCAACTGCACTTTATTGATTCTTTCAGACTTTTGGATGTCTACAGTATCCACTATGCCACGACCTCCCATTGTACTTCAGAGAACAAAACATCTGCTCCTTCTTGCTTCAGTAGCAAGTGTGCCATCTCGGTCACACCAATCTCGTGTACCTCTGCTGGGTACATGGTAAAGGTTACTTCGAACTCTTCGAAAAACGCCCTGTAGGTTTTCATTACGCTGCCTCCTGTGGTGCGTAGGTGTCCAACCAAGCTCGAAGCTCGGCGAAAGGAATAACATCACCGTTTACCATTTCGAAGGCAACACCGTGATGTACTTCTTCGCCATTGTCCAACACGTCGTACGCGTTAAACTCCTTGGCGATTTCAGCACGCATACCAGACATCGGTCTGTTTTCAGTCGTGCGGTGAAAAGAGATACGATCTTCCTTGATCGTACCATAATAAGGTGCGTCCCAATCAGCAATGTGATCGGTAAGACGGAAGTCGATATCATCGACAACAGTCTCGCCAATAGAATACTCCTCGAAGTACTCAGACTTGCTAGTGCAAGCAGCTTCAACACGGGCCCACCACTGAGGATCCATATTCTCCTCGATGGTGCAGTTGAAGATGTAGGTGTTGCCAAACTTTGGCTTCCAGTACTGAGGACATTCGCCCTTACCGTCCCAATCGTGGGCGCCATAGTTTTCCATATGTTGAGTTTGAATTACTAATTTCATGCTGTCACCTCAGGCTTTTTTACATTTTGTGGAGCGTAGAGCCCTTCAAGGCTCCGAACTTCGTTAAAAACACGGATACGTTTTGCAGTCAGGCCAGTGACTTCTCCACCCACCCAGCAGTCAGTACCGACACACTTTACCCAAACTTTTTCACCGATTTCGAAATTCACGTTTTTCTTTCTTATCTCCATTTGACAAGGACCATTATACCCTGCTGAGACGGGAAAGTACACCTCTAAGTCTTTGATTTGATTAGACTTTTTGGGCGCACGCAAGTTATTGATTTCATTAGATATTTTTTTAGATTATTTTTGTTAATTATTTACATAATCAATAACAAAATGATCTAAGTCGTTTTGGTTATTAAAAATGAATTGGATATACGGATTGCCCCCGGCGGGTCCATAATGGATGAGAGAGCGATAGTGTGCATTGTATTTGGTGCAAAGATCAGAGAGGTAGCTGAGGGTGCAGTCAGAAGCGCAGTCGAGTTCATAAGTATACATAGATATTCTCCTCATGGGGGCTGGTATTCTACCTCATGGGGAGACCCCGTTACATGCCTGGCTTAGACTTTTTACTTCTAAGCTTATAACTTTTGCGTATAAGCCGTGAGGTGAAGGGCCCTGTCAATAAACGGACAGGCTGGGATCTTGTTTGTATAAATACTTGCTTGAACGAAGTTCATTCTACAGCATGCCTATATAGATGATTTATAATTTTATAGGTAAAAGACAATGCATAAACTAGACAAAAGCTTGTTCAGAATCTTGTGCGTCGGTATTGGTGTTATTTTGTTAGTATCTTGGCTGCCTGATGTGATGGCACAAGAAGAAGCTGTAGATCCTAATTTAATAAGAACTGAGTCGACTACTACAAGCACTATTACAACGAACGGTAATACTACTACGACACTGAAGTCGCCTCCTGCATCTGCGATTACACCAACTATCAATACATCGAACTCTGATCTTTGTACTTTTGGTGTAGCTGGAGCAGTACAAACACAAATTCTCGGTATTTCTACAGGTACACAATTTACTGATGATAACTGTGAACGACTGAAGAATGCCAAAACTCTATATGATATGGGTATGAAAGTGGCAGCGGTGTCACTGATGTGTACAGACGAAAGAGTATTCGATGCAATGATGAATGCTGGTACACCATGTCCATACGATGGTTTAATTGGCGCTGAAGCAAAAGCCGCATGGCTTGCAGCTGGCGCTGACAATGCAGAAATAGAGAAACCAAAGGACGGAATAGATGAGCAGACAAAAGATACTGCTGTGGCTAGTGGCGGTGTCGCTGGCTTACTTGCCCTCTTACTCCTACTCTGAGCAAGTCTTTGGTCAAACGACTAATGCTGCGCAGAACGGATATTCATGGGTAATGGAGAATCTTTTGCCTCAACAGACAGGTTTGCAAGTTAATCAAGTTCTGTATAGGTACACGACAGTAAAAAATGCTGAAGATCCTTTACTTGTTACTGTACAAAACAAGAATGCGGTAGACGATGGATACATCTTTCGAGAGACAGATGATTGGACAGGTTTACCAGGAAATTCGATCTTCAAGGTGATAGGTGTAGGTGGACAACCTATCGATTATTGGGGAGACGGAGAAATAGTATGGGAAGGTGTAGGTGACGTTGTAGATCCATCAGTCATTTACACATATCAATATGACACATGTTTTGATCCACAAGCAGATCCATCATGTCCAGGATATAAGGTTGAAATGCCTGATATTCCATCAGTTGAAGTTGTAGATCCACTTGATGATACATTCGTACAAGATGAGATTGATAGAGAGATGACTATGCGCGACGAAGATGAAGAGGAACGTGAGCGCAAAGATATGGAGAAAGAAGAAGATAATGAAGAAGAGGTTGATCTCGAGACAGTATTAGGTATCGTTGAAAGATCATTACAAATTGCTGAAGATAACGTAAGGCATAATCAAGTAATGGCTCTAAACCAATTCTCTAATCAATATTATGAACAATTGCCTGATACAGTATATCGTGAAACAGTTCAACTCAAAGATGCATCGATGCCTAGAAATAATCGGGGTCGAAGTTTACTTATTGCACAAGATGTACTACATGATAAGTTAGTCAAATCACAATTTAAAGGAGAACGTTAATGTTCAAGAAAATTCTGGCAGCAGCAATCGCCATGACAGCTATCAGTGCACAAGCACTCGATGCTCCTATCGTAGGAAATGTTGAGTCTAAGTGTGTTGTTACTCTTGATAGACAAGGTGTTTACGGTAACCCTTCAGCGAGTGTACTCAGTACTGACTCGGCTGATGGTGGTATAGAGCCTGTTGTACGTTATGATGTTGTTATCGCTAATGCATATAAAGCAGTCGTCACTCATCCTTCATCTTTCTCACAAAGTCCTGCGCTTACTGATACACTTGCATGGACAGGTTCTACTGCGGTAGAAGCTGTGTCTGATGCTCAGATGTCTGCGTATGATACGAGTAAGATCGAGTATGATTCTACTACTGAGATTGATCTCGAATATACAGGTAGCACATGGTTCAAAGTCAGTTCAGAAGCAGATTATGGTATTAGCAAAGCACTTCCTGGCGGTACATACACTGCAATCGTTCAGGCGAATTGTATAGCGATTTAAAATCATGCGCTATATTATGGCACTTTTGTTTACAGTCCTGAGTGGGTCCGCATGGGCCCACGCATGGACTCCTACCTATCCCGATCTTAAAATGTCTTACGTCAAAGATGTCTATGTTGCGGAGATGCTTCTATGGAACTCTCGCGCGGACGTATCATACTACACTTTCGAAGTATACACAGATAACTGGGAACACATACCGTGGGCTATGACGGAAGGCCGTAGAGTACGAGTAGAGTATCTCGAGAGAAAGAAAATAAATATATACATAAGGAAGGCGGATGTGCCGCGCGCGCGATACATATGTTCGCTCTCATTACATGAGAAACAAAGACTATCTGCGAGTTTAGTTTCTTCTAGGGTATGTTCAAAAATAAAATGAAAAAAATAATTATAATATTGTTGATGTTACCGATGTTTGCATATGCACAATCAAATGGTATCAACTTAGCGATTCCACAATCTCCGCAGAGTTTCCAGTCAGACAGAATACGGGCTGGTGATTTGGAATGTTCGGCTGCTATTGGTTCATCGACATATGTAGAGTTTGGTGTTGTAGGAATATTGAATCAAAACGATCCGTTTTATGGTGGTATGGATCCGGCATACAATTTACAACAAGACGATTTTATGAGAGACATTGGCGTATACGGTAGAATTACTATACCAATTGGAGCGCCGAAAGAAAGACTCAATTGCAATGTATTATACAAACTCGAGTTAGAGAAGAAAAGACTCGAGGTGTTGAAGTTACAACAAGAGATACAAAACCTTCGGAACCTACAGTTTGAGGCTCCGACGTCGTCGAGTGTATTAGCTAACGGAGATTAGTCATAATGATAGAAATAGCCGCCGCTTTGTCGATGGCTGGTTCTGCATTTAATATGATTAAAGGAGCGATTGAGAAGGGCCAAGAGGTCCAGGATATGTACGATGTATTTGCCAAATTCTTTGATGCGAAAGAACAACTAGCAGAGGCAGATCAACACGCAAAAAACCCATCAATGGTGGGATCATTATTTGGTGGAAGTAGTGTAGAAGCACAAGCACTACAAGTCACCGCAGCACGACACAAGATAAAGCAACTCGAAAAAGAATTATACGAATTTTTGCTTTACACTGGTCAACAACAATTCTACGAAGATATGATGAAAGAAAGACGCATCATTCGTCAACGTAGAATCGAAGCAGCACAAGCAGCTGCCCGTAAAAAAGCATTTTATATTGATGTAGTATCTATAGTCGGCTTTTTTGTATTATGCGGTGTGTTAATTGCAGGCTTTGTGAGTATCATATGATAAAAGCTGAGCTCACAAAACACGGGCAAATTAGATATATCGTATACGATACAAATAAGCGTATCATCATTGTTACGAGTGACAGAAAACTAGCATACAATATATCGGAGGAGGCAAGATATGCGTAGAGGCAAGAAGACAGATATTGTCGATTATATAGATATTCGTATTTCTCAATTAGCTTCTGATATGAATAAAGCAAAAGATGAATACGATAAGCAATGGTATAATCGTATTATTCAAGAACTCAGTTGGGCAAAATCACAAGATCACAACTGTTATATGGGAGAAAAAAATGGCGGAGTTTGAATTCGCTGGTATGACTTTTAAAGGCGGTAAGATGTTTATCGTCTTAACAGCACTATCTACTCTCGGTGGTGGTGCATGGGGTGCGTTTGAATTTTATAATGATTACCGTAATATGAAAGAGACAATCGAATCCTATGTCGCTCCTGACATGTCGGGTATCGAACAAGAATTAGCAGTACAATCAGAATCAATGGCTTCAATACTAGTCACAATCGATCAAGTAGAGAAGAAGCTCGATTTAGTAGAGGATAGATTGACTGAAGATATGGATCAAGTCGAGGCCCTTGCAAGAAGGATAGATGATCAAACAAATACCACGCAACGTGAAGTGCGTGACGATATTTACAATATTGAGTCTAAAGTAAATGAGCGAATGAGAACTCTCGATGCAGATTTACGTCAGACGAGAAAAGATCTCGAAGAGAAAATTCAGATTATACTTGATAATCCGCTGAATAATTAAACCCAAGGCGGACCAATATACCAGCAAACGAGAGACTTACGAGTACCAGTTTGGACAGGAGTTACTCGATGTTGGACATACGAAGGGAACACAATCGCTGTTCCCTTTGCTATTTCTGGATTGATCTCAGGATTAAATTGATGTACTCTATACCATGGTACATCAGGTCCATGTACCCAAGCGTTTTCTATTTCGAATCTGCCTTCGGTCCATTCAGAAAAATCATTAAGAAAAATAGACATACTTAACTTTCTATTCATTCCGTCCCATTCAGGATCCATACCATTTTCTGATTGATATGGTTCATCATGAGTATCTTTGTGCCAACCATATCCATCGTTGACACCATAGTGTGTATATTGGAATGCTTCTCGATTTTGAATATCCCAATTTTCTAAACCCATTTCTAATTTCACACGATTAAATCTTTCATCGATCATACGATAGAATTTTTGGAATTTTTGTTCATCTCCATCATCAAAATCGCCTTGTAAAAACCAAGTCTTACAAGATCGAATTGGATCCTTCGCTGCAAAACCAGCAATACCCTCATCTGATACTTCGCCATCTTCCCATCTATCTTTATACTTGTCGCATAAAGCTACGAGATCATCACATTCTTTTACTGATAAAAATTCAGGTGTGACAGAAAATACTTGATTAGTAGCCATTAGAAGTCCTTCAGTTTACCTTTATGATATAAATCAAAGAATTTACGGGTCATTGGTTGCCAATCTTCGAGTGCTTCATCAAATACTAACGAGCCTTCGCCACCACCAACTGCCATCAAAATTACAATACGTTCAATATCCATGTCATAATGTTCTTTGACCATGGTAGCATACGCAGCACCTTGCATAAAGTACGATTTAATCTCGTCTTTAGATTTCCAGCGTTTAGATGTTTTGAAGTCTAGGATTGTGTTTTTGCCGTCGTAACGACAAATAAGATCAGCTGTACCGGCCGTTTTGAGTTCGTCCGAATACATTTGCAATTCGACCCCGTAGATTTCGTCCACGTTCTGATCGAGATAGGGTTGGATGGTTCTGAAAGTATTTAGTGCTATCGGATTCGCGTCTTCTTTCAGCTGATTCAGAATATAATCCTCGGCAATTTGGTGCACTGCAGTACCTGCGCGTGATGCCTGTGTTGAGATCTTGTTGGCAGTCTCCGCTCCCACACGTTTTCGCCATTCCCATATCTTCTTCCTCGATAATGCGCCAAGGGCTGACGTTACTGATGGATACTTTTCTCCACTTTCAGTAACGTACAGCCGCTTGCCGTCCTCGTTGATTCGTTTTAGGGTTTTGGGCTCAAATAATTTAAGCGCAAAGTCCGAGCTCTTCTCTTGCAATGATATACTCCTTCACCAGACACGATCTAACAATATCGTTAGAATGAAATTCAATGTGTTCGAATCCACTGAGTCTGTCAATTATCTTCATAAAGTCTAAGAGACCTTGTCTCTCTTGTTGTTTAGTTAAATCACTTTGTCGGAAATCACCGCAAAAGATGAGTCTCGCATTGTCACCGATTCTTGTAATAAGTGAATCGAGTTCATGAAAGTTCATATTATTAACTTCGTCTACTATGACAATAGTATTATCCATTGTACAGCCTCTGACGAAAGAAGTACACATAAATTTTACTAGGTCTTTCTCTTTCAGGATATCGTATGCGTCACCTCGCCGAAACAATTCATTACAGATTGCTCGATAAGGTTCCTCATATACTGATAGCTTTTCGTCTTCATTACCCGGAAGAAAGCCGATATCTCTGGTTGGTACCGCGCTACGTACAATTGTAATATCATAGTAGTCGCAGTCGGGGTTATTGAAAAGTTCTGATAATGCTAGATAAAAAGATACAAATGTTTTACCTGTACCTGCCATTCCATGAAGTAGTAAGTGATCTCCTGAGTCAAATGCATCAAACGTCATCTGCTGTGCAAAAGTTTTCGGTAAGATTGGCTGAAGTTTCATGCCTCTCTGTGGTACGTGTTCGTTCGAATCTAAAATACCGTTCTTTCTCAACGAACGTCGCTGTCTCTTCGAAAGTGCCATATAACCTACTCTTTTTTTGTTGTTATACTTACGGGTTAGTATGTTTCTATCGTGCTGCCCCTCCCAGAAGCCTTTTTGATTGATTTCAACACATCACGAAAGCCAGCGTCAGGTCTTTGATTGACGCCAGTAACAATACTTACTTTGTTCGTAGTGATCTTACGAGTGAGATGAGGATGAGCCGCTAAGAATGTGTCCATCTCAGCTATTTTATGTACGTGATCTTCTAACTCACCAGATTCAGAATTTAAATAAGTGTACGTTGGCATGTTTTATTTATAATGTTCGACTTCTAACAGAGCTTCTAAATCATTAGAACGAAGAACATTTTTTAAATATTTTTCTTCTTTATGCTCTCGATACTCGTGAATGAATTGCTTGTCACCATCTTCAAACTTGCGTTCTTCTTTACGATGGTTACTTTCTCGTTTTGACTTACTCATACTTGAACCTACCTGGAAATGCTTCTTCTACTAACTTCGAAGTAATACCTTTATATGGCAACTTCTTCTCTTTTACACCGAGCATTAGCTTAGCATCTTCGGGATGAATACTCTCAAGCATCTCGATGAATACACGTTCGCGCTTAATCTGATGGATATTAGCGCTACGCTGATTCTTTGTAAAGATATACAGCTTTCGTACTTCTTGATATAGTCCACCTGTATTATCAATCATATCTTCTGGCGGATTAAAAGGTGGATTACCTTCTGGCAATTCAAACTTGATGCGTACATCACATACAGCTTCTAATATTTGCATGAATGCATTATTATTTCCATATGATTGCAGCTTAGCGATCTTATTTTTACGACCAGTTGTTTTCTCAATCTCTTTAAAGATATCGCTAATTAATTTTGCCATTTTAAAACTCCGAAATACAGTCAGTTAGATTTTTTAATTTATATTTGATAAAATAGTTGAACAGCTTTGCGCGAGTCTTATTAGCTTGCTCTGACATTTGCTGTAAGGTTTCATGTTTGATTTCCGATGGTACACGATCGAGGTCAATCATCATACGATTGCGATGATAATTATGTTGTAGCTCGTCAGGTACTTCTTGTAGTAATTCATCCATGCGCTTTGCTCGCAGTGGCTTCTGTCGCGCATTGGCCACAAACGTGTCATCAGAACTCAGTACATTAGGTATACCATCGCCTGTATCTCCCTTGATGATGTGTTCTTTTAGGAACAGCTCAGGATCATTGCACTTTAGCCAACGCTTTCGTACAGGATCAAACTGTTTGACGTTAGCATACTTCTGTAATTGTTGGAAGTCTTTATCACCTGAGAGAATAAGAATAGGTTCACCACCGAGATCACGACCATGTTGATGACATAATGTAGCAATCACATCATCTGCTTCAGCGTGTTCTACTCTGACAGTGGGATAAGGGAAGAATTCGACGAGCTCATCGCGGACCATATTCAGCACACGAAAAATCTCATTCCAATCTAGTCCGGAATCTTGACGATTCTTCTTACGATTCGCTTTATAGTACGGGAAAAACTGTTTGCGCCAGTTAGACGTAGCGTCGCAGGCAATGACTAGCGCGCCGAATTCTTGTTCGAACTTGACTTTGTTTGAGCGAATTGAGTTGAGGATCATATGCCGCAGCAAATCCTCATTCACTTGAACATTCTTTGGACCGCTAACCATGAGATTGGCTAGGGCAACTTGGTTGTAATCTAATATAATCACGTTAAACTCCACTTAATCTATAGGTATATTCTACCAAATAAAAGTGGCTTTGTAAACCCTAAAAGTCGAATTCCAGTTGAGAGTCATCTGGGATCTCAGTATCGAAGTATAAATTCTTGGCGAATATCTGAATAGGATGGTCACATTGATGCATCTTATATACGAAAGATTTAAGAGACTCATACAAAAAAGATATATCATAAATGTAGTTTTCATCAGCTACATTATATTTTTCTTGATACATCGACTGTAACAATTCGCCAAGAAAAGCTTCTGTTTCAATTTCAGCTAATTCAGATTTATCGTACGTGTCAAATCCTGCCTCATGGGCCATTTGTTCGTAACGACGTTCTATTGGGAATTCTATGATATTACTCATAGACATATTTATATCATCCAGTACTGTAACTGAATATTGGACCTTCATCTTTTGGAATAGATCTATCTTCTATATTTGAGATCAATGCGCTCATTAATGAGTTCCATTCCGCCGATCTATTTTCCCATGAATAGAACGTATCAGCATAAACTTTTGTAGGACCAGTATTTTGATACATTGCTTTGTAATGTTCGATAGTAAGATCTAACATATTATACAGGGCCCCGGCATGAGCATTTGGTTGCTCATAGTATTGATACATATTAGTCCAATGTGATGCTGTTTCATAAAGAGCACCAAAATTTGAATGAACACAAATGCATTTTGCAGACATGGCTTCCATTAAAGACATGCATGAAGTTTCTGCCCAAGTAGAAGGATATGCAAAAATATGTGCCTTCTTTAGTGCTTCTCGAACTTCATCATTTGGTACTGATCCATGATTAGTCATTTGAGGATGATCATCAATGGCTTTAAATACAGTCTCGAAATCTTTGTCTCTCTGATCCCAACCATATATCTTAAATGATGAATATACATCTAAGTGTAGATTATTATGTTTTTCGACTAATTTATTAAAAACTGCAGTTAGAACATTAAGGCCACGATGAGGTGTTGTGTGATAGATAAGATTAATCTTACCATCGTCTGGCTTTACGTGCTCTTCGATTGGATCAATAAAGTTACGCAATACTATGCACTTACTCCATGGTAGTCCGTACATATCGATATATCTTTGCATCTGCCAATTAGATACAAATACAAACTTATGGAACTTATTTTTACCGTGTTCTGTTTCTAAGAACTTTGATTCAGGATCACCAGGTAAGTCATGTGCCCAAAAGATTCGGATTTTATCATCGGCAAGTTCTCTTACTCGGCTTGATACAATCTGACATTCTTTTAAAAGTTTGGGTTCGGCTCGTTCAGCAACGCGCATAGTGAGTACTTCAGTACCGCCCGTTGATTTCTCATTGGTCTCATTGCGCTTAAATTCTCCAGCAAGTATCTCAGCCATCTTCACCATCCTTGATAATATTATCATTACGAACAATTTGTACGTGGCCACGCAGATTTCTACGTGTCTTCTGCTTCAAAGGAATTAGACACAACGTATAGTTATTGTCGTATTTCCCTAAAGGATAAACAATTTGCTTGCTCTTTTTAATTCTATGAACGTCTAACATTACAATCCACTCTCTAAATAAAACATTAAATCACCAATATCTTGACCATTAACGACTGCAAAGGGAAATCCTTCACATTGCGGCCAAATTTTATCTATTGCCTCTCGCGAAATATCAGTATCAACTTCTAACATCGAACATTCTACACCTTTCTGTTCAATGTACATCTTAAGCATCTCACAAGGAGGACAACCTTCTTGGGTAATTACTACAATGTGTCTTTCTTCTTCAGCCATTTTCCGTTTATCTTTCCACCAATAAATTGATTATAGTATTCTTCAGTCAATAATGCTTCGCATCTGATCTGATAATCCATCTCCCAATATGCACACTCAGTTTTTGTTTCACACAACTGTACAACATATCGTTCAAACTCTACACCTTTAGCAAGCTCTTCTTTGAGTTCTTTGTTTGATCCGTAGTATTTTTTCCAGTCTGATTCGACTAATGATCTTCTTTTTCTCTTTTGACCTTTGAGAGGAGGCAGTGTCTTCTTACTCCAGAAAAACTTCTTACCAATATATTTGCGTTTAGTTTCTTTATTAATTAACAAATATACCATACCATAGAAGTTTTGTACATGCTCTGACTCAAGCGTCCAACCTTCTAGTAGATGTATCCATGGATTATCATAGCTTGCAGTAGTTAACGACGACATTGCCTTCGTAGAAGATTCTTTTTGATTTGGCAAAACTGTCTGACCACCTTTGTTCGGCGCATAATCTATCTTCGACGATTACTCTACCTATACCAACTTGTACTACGCCTTTTGCACATTCGTGGCAGATAGGTAATCCATATACAAAGAGATGAGCACCTTTTAGTGAAACTCCATTCTCTACAGCATTATATATACAATTCATTTCAGCGTGTACCACGAGTTCATATTTTGTCTCGCGATCGTTGAGTCTTTCTTCAGTATCTTGTATTCCTTTTGGGAATCCATTATATCCTGTGGCAAGAATATTACGATTGCTGCCAACAGCTACAGCACCAATCTTTTTTGATGGGTCTTTTGACCACGTTGAAATGTGTTTTGCTAGTTCTAAGAACTTACGATCCCACGCCGAACTAATACCAGGGTATGTCACCACTCTAACTCCATATCATCATCATATTCAAACTGTTGGTCTTCGAGTGATGCGCTACATATCGGACAAAATTCGATTGGCATTTCTTCGTCATCGAAATTAGTCTGACGTATAATCACATCACACTTGACTTCACAAGATCTACAGTTAATCGTCTTCTTGTACATTACGATACTCAGGTGCTCTAAATTCGGTATTTTCTTTTTTCTTTAGTATGACAGCAATGTGTGCAGGCCGCTTATATCCTTTATCTTCACCATTTGCCCAATGAAAGAACTTATGTCTTTCTGCATACGTATTACCTGCGTAATCGGGTTCAATAATTAATTTCTCGAAACGTTCACCAGTTGTAGTACCAATAAATGCAGAGTGCATCGAATATCCATTATACCCACACAGTTTAGCAAAGAAAGCTGGTGAATATGTATACATAGTTGATTCGACTGCAGAAAAGAACGGCACAGAGTGAATCATGTATGTACCAATGCCCGCTAAGCGATGTACATTGTCAAAGAATGCATATTGATTAAAGACGTGAGGAGACTTACCACAATTGTAGATAATATCAAATGGTTTTTCTCTTGTCCATTCAAAATGCTTATTAAAGTCTACATCTTGAAATTCATCATGCATGATGATAGTCTTCTTATTACCTAGCAACTCATACATCTCGTGTAGATCGCGAGGTCTTTCGTTGATGTCCATTGCGTCAAATCTCATTTCGAGATCTGTAAAATCACTGATATAGTTTTCACCAATATGCAATAGCTCTACTGATGTAAAAAGATCGTGAGTGATTGGTTCATCACCCGCAATTTCGTCAAACAGTTCCCATAGTACCTTTGTTTGAAAGTTATTCATTAGAAAGAAAAGTCCTTAAACGTATCGTCGTCGAGATCCTTTTTAATTCCACCAACGATATACGATGTTATTTCAGTTTCTTGCGGTGCAACTTGCACATCAGCACCACTAATCCACTTCTGTGTCCAAGGCAGTGGATCAGATCCGCCTCGCTCATTTGATAATCCAATGGCATACATACGCTTATTACCTAGCCACTCCACATACTCACACAAGAGCTCTGCATTCAGCCCAATCATTGAACCTTCTTTAAACAGATATTCTGCCCATGCTTTTTCTTGATCGAGTACTTCACGGAAAATTTGTTTTACTTGATCCTTTGTATCTATAGCAATTTGGGCATACTGTTTATCTTCTTTTGGTAATAGCTTAATCAGCTGTTGCGTTGATGCCATGTGCACATTCTCATCTCGTGCAATAAACTTAATAATCTTTGCATTGCCTTCCATCTTCTTCAGCTCAGCAAATGCCCAACTACATGCAAACGAAACATAGAAGCGAATACCTTCAAGCGCGTTAACTGCATTAATTGCCAACCATAAATTTTCTTTTGATGGATAGTCAGCAAGATTATCATAATATTTACTAATCGATTCTGCGCAGTCTACAATTTCTTTAATGTCCAACATCTCATCAAATACCTTAGATGGATCACTGTAGATATTTCGAATGATATGTGTATATGATCGTGAATGGATGGTCTCGCTGAAGGCCCATGTAACGAGCCAGTTCTCAAGTTCGGGTAACGAACACAAAGGCATGAACGTCTCAACGGGACCTCGCCCTTGTACTGAGTCGAGTAGAATCTGTCGCTTTAGATTGCTCGTAAAAATATGTTGCTCATGCTCAGTCAGATTCTTAAAGTCTTTGCTATCGCGAGTTACATCAACCTCTTCTGGCCGCCAAAAGAAACCCAGTTGTTTATCGGTAAGCGACTCAAAGATACGATAGCGTTGCTTGTCATAGCGTGCAATGTTTACACGAGGACCAAAGAATGCTGGCTGTGTTGTAAAATCAATTTTATCTGTATGAAATACGGACATTTAAGTTATCCAAAAAAATAGTTAATAAGGCCTGAAAACAGGACGATGCCGATTACACCATTCAAAAGAATCAATGCTCGGTCTCTCCACATGTAAGATACAACGAACCATCCACACGCGCCTATCCATGATAATAACATATCAATCCATATTAATTCAGGTACGCCGGAGGCTCGGACTGATATGGCTCCTAATATAATTATGCTTGATGCCCACTTCAAATACCAATCAATAGTATTTTTAGGTGTTACTGCTTCAAAAATCTGATCGTGTGCTTCAGCTATCTCCGTCAATTCGATTGACGTTAGATTCTGAATTTCTTCTTCGCTTAGCGACTTTCTTTCGATATCGATATCGCTCATTATCTGCTCTCACTCTTGTATAATCTTCTAAACTTTCTTTGTATCTTCGCTCAAACTCAGCGTAGTCATCTTTTAAAGCATCAAGTGTTTCTGAATATTTTTCGTTTGCTTCTAGTAGTGCTTCTTCTTTCGTTTTATATTGCCATTCGTCTGTATGTCCAACAAACCACTTCGGTTCTACCTCGACGGCATAGTTCTGTGTGCATACTTTAAAATCTGGTTGTAGCAACTCATCGGGTGTCAAACTGGCATCACGCCAGATCACTCTATTATTTGGTTGAGCAGCAAACTGGCCGTTATCAAGCTTAATAATATTAAATGACTTATGTTCGGGATCGTGCTCACTAAAGTTTTGGTCTAAAACGTTCTTATCTCTATGACAATTGTCCATCGTAAACATGTACTCACCTTGATGCATCTGCTTATCTTTACCAAAATATTCGCAGCGAGACAATAAAGGTTTCTCAATGACAGTGATGTCATAGTCAAAGCAATCCCATAATTGTAACACATCTAACGGTAAATCGCCGTGATCTTCTTTCCAGACGAAGGCAGACAACGGTAGCTTATCGTAAAGTGCACCATAATCTGTTAGCAATGTTTCGAAATACAATGCTTTGCCCATTATTGATTTGATTGAAATCCAAATACCAGGTGTATATTCGCCATGACCTTTTTCGAGATCATACAAATACTCTTTACGAACCATCACTGGTGTAGGCGGTAGATTATGTACTAGAAATGCCACTAGTGATCCTCTTCTTTACAGAGTAGTTGAGTTCCGCGATCAGTCCATAAAAAAGGTAAGAGACCATGTATTAGAAGAATAAACGCTACAGTCCAAGCAAAACGTAAATGTTGAAAATATGTAACGTTATTTTCTTCTAAGTGTTTCATATCTTACAGGCGTCACAATCATCAGGGTTTTGCCAATCACATGCTGCACCTTCTTCTACTTCTTCAGTAGGAGGATCGCGTTCATCTGTGATTTCGCCGGCTCCGTCATAAGTGTTATTATAATAGAGTTGCTTACCACCATACTTATAGAACATCAACATATGTTGCATCATTAGTGACAGCGGAATCTTTTCTTCATCGTAATGCAGAGGATTGTAGCTAGTATTCACTGAGATACCTTGATCAATAAACTTTTGTAAAACAGCCATGATCTTAAGATAACCTTCAGGAGATTTTTGTTCCCAAAGTAAATCATACTTATTCTTTAATCGACCAATCTGAGGCACAACTTGCTTCAGCACACCGTCTTTTGATTGCTTCACAGAGATGAGTGAGCGAGGAGGTTCAATACCATTCGTACTATTACTGATCTGCGCAGACGTCTCAGCTGGCATCAATGCCATCAGTGTTGAGTTACGTATGCCAACTTCTTTGAGCAGACTTCGAAGTTCATCCCATGGCATCTTGTAATCCGGCTTTGCCAACTCGTCGACAGTCGTCTTATAAGTGTCGATAGGCAACACACCGTCATGATACTTCGTTTCGTCTGATTTCAAACACGCTCCTTTCTCAGCAGCAAGTATAGCAGATGCTTGAATTAAGTAGTATGACCATGCTTCCGCATATTCGTGTACTAATTCGAGGTTTGGGTTTTGATAATTCGTATCATTCTTTGCAAGCCAATGAGCAAAGTTAATAATACCGACGCCAAGCGGTCGACGATTCATAGAGCCTACAAAAGCTGCTTTAACTGGATAATCTTGATAATCGAGTAACGCATCTAATGCACGAACAGCCAATTCTGCTGGCAGTGCAAAATCTGTCGGCTTCTTGATATTACCCCAATTGATAGCTGCAAGAGTACAAAGACTAATCTCACCATTCTCATCTTCTAAGCTTTTAAGTGGTGTCGTAGGCAAATTAATTTCGCAACAAAGATTTGACTGACGAATTGGTGCAAGCTCTTTCTTAAATGCGCCGTGATCGTTTGCGTTATCAACATTCATCAAGTAGATACGACCAGTGTCCTTTCGTTCTTGCATAAAATGTGCAAAGAGATCACGAGCTGGAACAGTCTTCTTATTGATAGATGTCTTACGCTCGTACTTCTCATACAATTCGCGGAACTTGTCAGTGTCAACAAAGAATGCTTCATACATATCAGGACAATCATGCGGTGAGAACAACGTGATATCTTGTCCTTTGACAAGGCGCTCATACATGACCTGATTAAACTGTACACCGTAGTCCATATTGCGGACTCGATTCTCTTCAGTACCTTTGTTGTTCTTCAGTACTAATAGATCTTCTACTTCGAGGTGCCAGATGGGGTAATATATAGTTGCCGCCCCACCACGGACGCCGCCTTGACTACAAGACTTAACAGCACTTTGAAAATACTTAAGAAAGGGGATAATACCAGTATGACTAGTATCACCGTTGCGCACAGCAGAACCCAAAGCACGGATGCGACCGGCACCGATGCCGATACCAGCTTTTTGAGAAACATATTTAACCACTGACGAAGCTGTTGCATTAATAGAATCCAATGAATCATCAGTCTCGATAAGTACGCAAGACGAGAACTGTCGTTGAGGCGTTCGTACTCCCGCCATAATTGGTGTAGGCAGACTGATGTCAAAATTACTGAGTGCATTATATAGCTTTACTACCCAGTCCATTCTACTCTTTTCATAATCTGCAAACAATGTCATAGCAATACACATCATTGCCATTTGAGGTGTTTCAAAGATTTCGCCAGTCACACGATCTTTAACAAGATATTTACCACGCATCTGTTCCATTGCAGCATACGTTAATGCAAAGTCGCGGTCATGATCGATCTTTGACTGGAAATATTCAATGTCTTCCCGACTATATTTTTTCATTAGTACAGGATCATACCTAAACGCAGCAATTTGGTTAATAATATGCTCGACTAACGAAGGAGGATCGAATTGACCATAGACTTCTTTGCGCAGCCCATAATTGATAAGACGGCCTGCTACATATTGATAGTTCGGTGATTCTTCTGTAATTAGATCTGCAGCAGCTTTAATCAACATTTCCTGTACGTCGACAGTTTTGATGTTATTGTAAAACTGAATATGAGTTTTAATTTCTAATTCAGAAGCAGATACGCCGTTTAAACCATCACAAGCATAAGCAGCAACGCGATGGAATTTTTCTAAATCTAGTCCTTCTTTGACACCGTCTCTCTTGGTAACATTAATGATATTTTGAATCATTAGATAACTCCGCGTTCATGCAGTTTTTGACGATTGGCAAGATGTGCCTCCTTTAAGTCGTCCTTACTCATACCGAAGTAAGGAACTGCATGACCTTCGCGGATCATAATATCTCCTAAGAACATGGATGCATCAGTTTCTGCATCATATACTTGAAATTTACCAAGTATTCTACCAAACTTGCCTTTCGACTCGTCACCAGCCTTTTCAGTGACAAGAGTTTGCTTTGAACCAACCGGTAGAATTTTTTCTACAAACTTTTTTGCTAGCAAACCAAATTGCTTTTCGACTTTGTCTCGAGTACGAGATTCTGGTGTGTCGATGCCATGAATACGAACTCTTTCTTTGTGTTGCCAAATCCCAAAACCGAGATCAATATCTACATCCACAGTGTCTCCATCGACCACTCTGCGAATTATGCAATTATATCTGAACATTATTCTGCCTTATTGTTTGATTCAATCACAATATCATCATATCCCATAATGATACCGTAATCTTTTTTTAGAACTTGTAAAATTTTATCAATGCCGTTACTGGCACCAACTAAAAATCCTGCGTGATATGCTTCTGCTTTTCCGATGAGATTGCCCACATAGTATGAGATAAACATCAATGCAACTGTAACAAAAACAGTCATTTCAATTGACATCTTTAAATGCGCCCCATTTTTTTACATAGTTTTCAGCTAAATCTTCAGCATAATATATTGAATGATTTTCTAGCAGTTCGGTACGACGTTTAACATATTGTCCATGGCCCCATGCTTTTGTTTCTTTCTCATACATAAAAACACCATAATGATACGTATCTTTAAATACTTCCGCCATACGATCTCCGTCATCACTATAGTATGTCGTCAATACATCTTGTTTCATATTCTTTTCCACGCTGTGTAGTGTATTTTTGCTTCAAGACCAGAAGATATATTATCTCTTAAAACAGCATCAATGTACATAGTCTCCGAGTTTAAAATCATATCATTTATATCTTTTGATTTGATTGACTCCGGGAATATGGCCACCTTATATCCTTTATCTATTGTCTTCTCAATCTTAGCACATGTTTCTTTAGAACGCGGTTCATTATCGTAAACAAAAACGCTGTTTTCATTCACTAAATCCCAATCAATAGAACCGCCAGCCATTGCAATAGAGTTATCTACAAACATCGAATCAATTGGACCTTCAAGAATGTAGTGTATTTTTGAGCGATCGCATGTATCTAAGCCAAATACTTTCGACTTTTTTGTGTCGATCATTATTGTTATATACCGTATGCCATCTTTACGAAAGGATCGTCCTTGAAACCCGAAAAGCTTTTTATCCTCATCGAGAAACGGTATAATGAGACGTGGTTCATCATTATCTAACTTATCAAACTTTCCTGGTATCACGCTATTAACGAATTGTTTAAACCGCGGAGCATAGAACAGCTTAGCATGATATGGAGTAGGAATCCGTCTCTTGTTTATATATACTTTAGCGGGATGGTTGTGAGATAATTGTGAGATTTTTTTAAGGTTTTTTAGCTCGCTAGACTTAACGAACTGAGGGGGTTTCATTTTGATAGCCAGTACTTCGGCCTCTGTCACCTTCCGCTCTTGCGGGGTCAGATTATCGCTGATCTTTTCGCGGATGAATTCCTGATATACTATTGGATCGACGAACTCAAGTAACTTATCGATACCCAAAGTGATACTACAATTATGACAATGGTACAAAAATCCGCCATCGTCTTTCGGAAATATCCAACCACGTGCTTTGTACTTATTTTTTCGGGAGTCTCCACAAACGGGGCACCTGAAGTTATAGTGTTGAGCCTTAACCCTCTTAAATCGATCTAATCGGTTGGAGATTAAACCAATATATTTTTGTTCTAGCCACATAATAAAATACCTGAATAGCGATATAGCTATTATACCGCAGGGTCAGGGAATGTACATGTTTAAACAAATGGGAAATGCTGTGATACCACTACAGACGCGATAGCTACTGCTACAATCCAAAACAGTCGATTGATGATTTGGACGGTATGAGCATTGTCATCAACCTTCTTCTCTATATCATCCAGCTTAGCAGAGAAGCGATTGAGCCGTTCAAAGTTAGCATGATTATTCTGCTCTATGGCAATAAGTTTCTCTTCAGCACGAGCAAGAGAGATCATTGCGTCAGATAGTTTATCAATCTTGACCTCAATACGATCAAGTCTTGATGCTTGTGTCTCAGCCATGGTTAACCCTTAAAAATACGTTTGCGCTTCCCATTAACTTCGATATAGTTGCGCGTGATGAATGATGTTTTTCTTTTCTTCTTTGGAAATGCTTGAGGATCATCACCTAAACCAGGGCCCATATTAGTAGAGTTTGTTGGACCTCCTTCTCCTTCCTCAACTAGCATTTCAGCTTCTTTCATATAGTGTTGTAAACATTCTTCAAGGTACTCAATATCATCAGGATCGATATTTTTCTCACGCAATAGCAAGAGCGCAGCCGCAAATGATGCGATGCGTGTCTTACCACCCGGTATTTTACCGAGTAGTTTTTTCAGATTAGCAACAAGTCTATCGAAATAGCCGAACGATTTGTTCTGCTCGGGTGTACGGTCTGCCTTCGAAACAATGACCTTACCGTTTTTATCGATAAGTCCAGTTTTGTAAGCATCCCATTGGTCAAATGGTGTAACTAACCGCTTTAAAAACATGTAAATCGCTGCTAGATCTACTACACCTTTAGCCACTATCCCTGCCCTCGATATTTCTTGAAACTACGCTTACTCGACTTATTCATCGAAGCCATCTTAATATTATTGCGACCAATGCTGGTCCCTTTATTATTAGGCTCGATGTTTGCCTTGCCGATTGTTGCTTTAGCCACTATATGTTCCTTAGTACTTCTGCGATTTTTAAATCAACTGATAACATTTCAGATCGTATATGACACCCTTCAAATTGAATATCTCTCACTTGGTCTGGCATTGTCTGAAGAAATAATAAAAACGTCTTCAGTATATTCCAGTGTTCTTCATCTATTTTATAGAATAACAAACGTGTTGCTGCGTCATTATTAAATACATTATATAAAGTAATGATGTGATTCAATATCAATCTTTCTTTTAACTCACCTTTCTCAAGATATCTCGAGAAAAGACGCTTTAGATATTTGAATCTTTTTAAATCATCATAAAACTCTTCAGTATCATACACCGTATTGGTGTAGTTTGCAGCAGCGTATAACAAAAAGTTGGACTCATTCAATGGTGTCATAACAAACTACTATGATTAAGAATCAGCGAATTCTGAATCGTCAGCGGTACCAGTAGTGTTAGCCACATCTAACGTAGATGTATTAGCAAAATCAGTAGCATCAAGATTAATTTTAAGTGTAGCGAGTGTTTCATGCACATCAGAGTTTACACCACCACGAGATCGAGTATACTTACGTACCCAACCTGGAGGTACACTACCCTTACCATCACCGCGGGCAGCAACTGATTCTGCTTGATCTACACCAAAAACACCATCAGTAGAATTACCGAATAGATCCTGACCAGACTGACCTGTTTCTGCTTTTGCAGTAAACTTAGGCGCGTCTGACTTCTGGTCTCTTTTACCGAATAAAGACATTTCTTATTCTCCGTCTTATGTTTAAACAGTTATTTATTAGTCATCATCTTTGACTATTTTTTCTTTCTTCGCTCTCAACTTTTTAAAGTCTGCAGCGTCGATGTCATTATCATCATCTACGTCAAGATGTTTCTTTTGTGCAGGAGACAATTCTTTTTTCTCCATTACAAAATCCTTGAACTTCTTCATTTCTTTTCTCCCATTGCTTTCGTCTTGTTCATTGCTTTTTTAGCAAGGTGTTTAGCAATGTTTTGTTTCTTAACTGTATTGCCGTAATCGTCCTTGCGAGGACCAGAAACTTTCTTCCAACCTGAATCTGATTTCCAAGATCCTGTTTCTTCCATCGCAGAGAGTTTAGCAGCGATAGCCATTTGTCGTCTCTTCTTCATAGACTTACCCTTAAATTGTGGTGCATCTGATTTTTTAAAGTCGTCAACCCAATCACCCATATCATCAGATGGTTTGAGCTTTTCGTTTACATAATTAGTTTGCATATCTGTACTCGCATCTTTTAGACGAGAACGAAGATCAGCTTTGATTGCTGGATCATATGTACGAGTTACGGACTTAATAGCATTTGCTTTCTTTAGCATTTGCCGAAGCGCAACCTTTACGCGACCAGGAGAATCAGAATCCATATAGAAACGAGGCATACCTTCGATATCAATTGCATACTTTGCTTCATACATATCTCTTCTGAATGTCCTCTTTTTCATCTTGAGCGCGCTCATCTTTTTTTCTAATTTGTTTAAAGTTTTTCTCTTTTTACCAGCAGCTGCCATCGGTTTAGATGTGGCGCTACGGCTTTTTCCAGCATTAGAAGTATGAAGCGGATTACCATGACTCATTTGGCCCATCTCTTTGATAGGCTTCTTGCCGGTTACTTTGCCATGATCGAGACCGAGGTGCCGTGAACGACCTTCAGTGTCAAAACCATGAGTGACTTCTCCCTTATGTACTCGATACACTTGACCACCTTTAGCACCCATATGCTTATTCTTAGAGAGTCTGTACGCAGCTTTCATTGCATCTGTCTTACTCTTATGTACACTATCAGGTTTCTTTAATGATCCGCCTGGACGTGTAACGTGATACTCAGCTGTTTCTGGAATCAATCGTAACAGATGTCGCAGTTCCGCTTCTTCGACTATATCTCCAACCTTTTTAGTAGACACCCAAACTCGGCCTCCCTCCTCTTTACACTTTGCTAGCATCTGATCTTTCGTACCAACAGCAGTAACTTTTCTGTCCATGACGAGAGCGTAGTGACAGTTATCACTACCTACAGCATCTTCGCCAACTTTAATTGTCTTGACTTCTTCTTTTATTTTCTTTTTCTTTTGACCAGGAGTTTTCTTCATAGCGTCAACTGGTGGTTCGCCGTATTTAGGAAGCGGACCATCCGGATTGCCTTTCGCAGACACAAGTTTCTCTGCGTGTTTAGACATATCACACATCTCAAGCAACTTAATTGCTTCATCTGGTCCAATCGCTTGAGTTAGAGCCATAACAACTTCGTCTTGCTCTTTACCCTTAATTGATTTCAGATCTTGTTTAGTCGGCAGTTGGCCTCTGTCCAGCTTCTGCATCACTCTCCGAACTGATGTGTTCGACCGAGCTAGCTTCGACAGGCTCTTCGCTGCTGACTTCAACTTGTTCCTCTGAATCGCTTCCGCTAATTTCATCTACTGGTTCCTCTACTGGCGCAGTAGCACCTGCAAAATTAAATTGTCGTTCTAAATCTTGTTGATAAAGGTTTTGATTGCCCGCCATAATATCTTTCACGGCGCTCATCAATCCTTTGATTTCGCTAGTATCTTTCAAATCTGCCATAATTTCCTCACGCTAGATCTTTATCGTGGTTTAGTCCACCTTTCTTTTTCTTGGCAATGAACGCATTAACACGCGCATGACCCCATTGAGATGGCGTAGTTCCTGGTCGATGACCTGTCTTCCACGCAGCAACTCCCCTATTATATACCTTCTTCAGGGTACCGACCGAAATGCCTGACTTAGCGGCCTTCGCAGCGAATGAACTATCACCTTCTTCGGTTACCTTCGACATACCACCACGATCGTTCTTGACCCATCCTTTTGCCTTCAACCGCTTTTCGCGTTCAGCTTGGGCTGCAGCTTTTGTATCAGCATCATATTTCTTCTCCGCAGCAGCCTTAAACATTCGACCGTGTGCTTTCCGAGATTCAGGTGACATCGCTTCAAACTGTGCACTCTTATTATTCTTACGATAATGATTCAGTGCTTTAAATGCCTTGTCTTTATGTACTTCTACTTTACCTTTCTGGCCACCATGTGTAACATAACTAATAGTTTGATGATCTTTCTTTAGTGGCCGAACCGCTGGTGTTCCAGAGGACTGGAACTTCCCTGCTTCATCAAGTTCGACTTCTTCATATGTTTTTACTTTTCTTGACTTTGAAAGATTTAATGGCTTTAATTTTTTATGACCATGTGGATCAAGATTCTTCTTACTTTTGGCTTTTTGATATCCCGCGCTCTCGTTATCTTCCTTCATCGCTGCTTTCTTCTCACGCTCTTTACGAAGCATGTCTGCTACCTTAGCCATCTTTTTTTGATCAGATGAAGTTAGCTTAGGCTTTGCACGATGAGCTGCGAAGTCAGTACCTTCTTTCATCATGTTATCTACGAACTTAGTATACTTTGATTTAGGCATGTTTCCCTTCCTTGCTTTCTTATCGCCAGGTGCATCTTTATATGCTGAAGCATCATCATCGTCTTTCTTTCCATGCTTCTTAAAGTGTGCATCTCGCTTTGCTTTTGTTGTTTTCTTTAAACCTTTATGATAGGCAGCGGGTTGTGTACCCTCTCTATCTTTAATATCGGGATCTTGTGTTGACTTCGCTTCATTCATATGCTCAACACCAGTCGCATGAGGCTTCAGATCTCTGTGTAATCGATCAGCGTGTGAACGGCTTTTCGCTTTAAAGATTACACCTTTATCAGTAGAACCAGCGTACTTGATATTACCTGATTTCTCATGTTTCTTCATGACATCAGACGCTTTCTTTTGCCGCTTATCACCATCGAGATGATCAAGACGTACATGAATTTCGTGTTCTTCTGACATGCTATTCTTGCGACTTGTGTCACGAGTACGAGCAGAATCCATCATACGATCGTGCTTTGCCTTATCAGCTTCTTTCTCGCGCTTGATCTTATCTTTAGCGCGCTTTTGATTTTCTGTATATTCTTTAAAAATATTCATCTATCTTATCCGTTAGGTTGGTTGGTCTACTAATATAATATCAAATGAAGATGATATAATCGAACTTGTATCTCCAGATGCTAATATTTCAATATCAGTTTTTGCTGGAAAACAGAGGGGAATTGAATAATTTTGTGTGTGATACCCGCCTACTAAATCTACGATATCTTTTGTTCTAAATGCCGCGCCGCCATCAAGTTCTCTTGATTTTAAAAGCACAGTGGCTTTATTGTTAGATGGAGCCAAACCAACATTCCAATTTGTAAGATAGCCACTTTTTCCAGCAGGAATTGTATAAATAGCAAGTTGTGTTTGACCTAAACCAAATGTTGTTCCAGATCCAATAGTTCCAATATCTGCTAGAACTGTACCTGTGCCGCCTGCACCAGTAGAAATTAAAACATTCCCTTTGTTTGTATTTAATGAACCAGCAGTAGCAACGAAGGCACGATAAACTCTTAAAAACTCTAGAGTTGTCGCCGCTCCACCTACAGTAACTGTTTCTTCTATTTCATTAAAGTTATTGTCTAATCCCTGAATCGTTACGGTTCGCGCACCTGTTCCACTTGCTGAATCTTGTGCGTCAGCACTATATGCATATAGAGTGCTTGCTGCTCCAATAGCAAGGTATTGATATTTGCCGCCCTGCATCCAAATTGTTTCTGGTGCGTTTCCTACATTTGGATTTCTACCAAATTTATGAATTGCTTTGTATCCCGTAACCGATCCTGCCGCAATAGGAATATTAGATGCAACTCCAAATGAGTTAATAAGATTGCCGTTTTTATCGGCAAGTATAAAAGCTTCAAATAATGTTTTATTATTTGCAAGATACGCCGCTGAGTCTTTATTCCAAATAGCCATTAGCAGTTCCACCTTCGTCGTGCTGCTTTACCCCTCTCGCCTGTCCATCCGCGCGAACGAGCACAGAAAGACTTACGTCTACCTGCTGCTTCTCCTTTTGGATCGAGTTTAGATGGGGGTGTAGTAACTGCAGTCTTTACACCATGTGCCTTAGCACCTTTACGAGTCAATCCTGCTCCGTCTTCTGTTGGCCGCTTATAACCTTTTGCATCATCACCGGTTTTATTTGGCTTATCATCTTCTGCCAATTCATGATTTAACTTATCAAATGCATATTCATCAGCTGTCAACTCAGTGTCTTCGATTACCCATTCTGCTTTAGCATCGATATAACGCTGGCGCAATTCTTCGAATGAGATACAATGCTTCTCACTCTTCTTGAGGAGGTTACGCTCAACTTTCTCTGTAATTTGTTCTATGTTTACCTTATCGATTAAATGCTCGATAATCTGATATAAGTTTAATTCTGTCTCTTCTTTCTTAGAGCTACGAGCTTTCTTTACTCGTTCCATCTCAGCCTTTTTGACTTTAGGCATCATTCGCTTAGCAAGTCTTTGAATCAGATCTTTTTTCTTCTCTACTCTCTTATCTACTTGTTGACGACCAGCATATGGCAGATCTTTATAGTTTTTACCTTGTGATCCTGCGATACGAGCTCTGATAAGTTCACGTGCTTTCTTCTGTGATCGCTTCTTTAGCTTTTCGGTGTTAGCAATTCTATACTTAGCACGTCTTCGTCCAAGCTTGATCTTGCCTTTTAGCCTGCGCATCATCTGCTTTTTCTTTAGACGTTGTTGCATGTTCAATACTTCGTCTAACGACATATCTTCAGTGATACCAGCCGCTTCTCTGATTTTATCGTACATTTCTTTAGCCTCTTTTCCTCGCTGTAACTTCTTAGGCAAACCTGTTTTGAACTGCGAGAATTTTCCTGTCTGAGCAAGTGAGCGCAGTTTAGATGCTGACATACCTGATACATCATCAGAGTCAGGATCACGTTCTCCTGCTGATACTACAGTAATCTTTTCATATGCATAATCTTTACCATTATACTTATCGAGCAAAGTTTGAAACTCTTGTACACGATCAGAGCCACCGATAACGATGAGCTCATCATATTGTTTCTCTAATTGCTTTGCGACTTCTATAATAGTACGAGCAGTGGTTTTTTGAACCATTGCACCGAATGCTTTTTTGCTGAGGCGGATTTTGTCTTCGTATGATAGAGGATTCTTTTTCTTATCTTGCGAATGAGATAAGAAGAGCATAGGCGTGGCACGATTCTTCCTCGCTTCAGACTTAATCTTAGCGACAAGTTTTTCGTGGCCTATAGTCGGCGGGTTCAGCCGTCCGAAGGCGATGACTACTTTTTTCATGGAGATTGCCTTAGCCTTATCCGTTATACGAAGGTCTGCCGCAGCCTAACTTCTAGATCTATTTATACATAATACTTTTTGAAGTTTTCTACAAACTCATAATTGCGTGTAGCCGACTTATTTTTTGCTTGGATGGTTGATTCTCGTATCCATCCGATAGCTGGTGTAGGTACCATAATCTTAATTGGCACCTTAGTTTTTCTTGATTTGAGAAAATAAAGATTATCGATGGCACCTTTTGCACCATTATTTTGTACTTCTTCGATTAACATACCTGCCGTTTTTGGTGTAATAGCATAAGCATGTGAACCTTCATGGCCACCACCGATCGTGTCTACAATGTTATTAGGTGGACCAGCAGCAACATGATCATAACGACTAATATCTTCGAATTTATATCCGAGTACAACAAGCACGCCGTCAGGTATATCGATATCGGGTTTATGTAATAACATACCATCATGCTCGAGTGCGATACCTGCCTCGCCACTATCAAGTATCTTCTTCCAAATAGCAATGTGACCTGAGAAACAACACTGAGCTCCAGGACTACCAGATATTTTACCTTCTCCTAATGGAGGTATACCGGTATTTTTCCATGCATTTTCTGGATCTCTTTGATACCAATTTAAATATTCCCATGGCATACCAACTCGATCACATGAATCTGATACATCTTTTGCATAGATGTTTGACATCTCATGATTTGTTTTAAGAATCCACGCCCTTTTTGCTTTCATGATAAATTTTCCTGATATGATTTAATATATTGAGTATTTGTTTTAGACGATTTACTCCATATAGTTGACTCACGTAGAAAACCGATAGCAGATATTGGATCAGCAATAGCCATTTTTACTTGTGTTTTTCTACTCTTAAAATATGTGTCATCAACACATCCTAGACCTTTGCCATGTCTTTTAATCTCTTCTATCAAATATCCTGCCGTCTCATGTTTAATAGCGTAAGCATGTGTTCCATGAAATGTAGGTATGTCAACTATCTTTTGTGTTTTGCCTGCCTTTGTATGATTATATTTACCAGGCGTAGTTGTTTTATAACCAAGAGCAACAAATCTCATCGGTGGTATTTCTAAGTCAAAACGATGTAACATCAATGCATCGTGTTCTAATACTACAGTATCCTCACCACTCTCTGCTATCTTTTGCCACATTTTAATATGACTAGCAGTGCATAAACCTGCTCTTTGTCTATTAGAGTTATCCCATTTTGTTTTGAGTTCGACTGGTATAATGTCAAGATCTATCCACGCGGCATCGACTGACATATTACTATAACCATTATGATATTCCCATTCGACACCTAAATCGTCACATGATTTTGCAGCTATCTCTGCATATTGATGTGATAGTTTAGAATCATGTCTTAGTATCAAAGTCTTCATTGATATAGTTTCCAACCACGTTTTTCAATTAACTGTGTACAAACATTTCTTTCGTCTGTATAATCATGTGGTGTGTTTACTCTTTTTTCTGTTGCTTCATCTTGATAGAATGAATTAGTTTGTTTCCAGTCAAATCCAAAGATATTTACTTGTTCGATATCAAGATAATCTAAGTAATGTAATAGAGTACTACCAGTCGATGGTCTCTTCTGTTGTTTTTCTTTAAGTGATAAAACAACCTCATCTGGAACACTTAAGGCACTTTTATCTTTACATTGATGATTTGTCTGCCATCTTGTAAAAATAAGAGTATGCCACTTTTTATCCTGATATTTAGACACTAAACCCATCTGTGATGATGCGAGATAATCCCATCGTGTACCTTGTTTTTCTGGTACAAGTTTATCTACATAATTAATACGCACAGTTGGATATAAATCGATCAGCTCACCATAATTCTGATCAAATAAACTTTTTGCATTTCCGATAACATTAATCGGGCTCGTGATCATTGAGCAACTCTCTAAAATATTCTACAGTCAGATACATACCTTCATCGAGAGGCATTAAATTATCAGCTGACATATCTACATGTCTCAATGTACTAACATCTGCTTTTACGGTAGCACCAGCAATCTCACCTGGTCGCATAGGTAAATGTACTAGCTTACTATCTGTATCAGCTAATCTAATAATTGTTTCAGCGACTTCTTTGACTGTGCTATTAATTTCTGGTCCAACCTCTACGGCCTCAGGAAATACATTGCCTTCAGCTGCTTTCTCTGTCGCAGTGACAAGGGCCTGCGCAACATCACCAACCCAACACATATCAGACACTTGTTCTCCATCACCATAAACTTCTACATCCA